GGGATGGTTTTATTGAACCAACTTTAGCCGAGATAGCTTTGTGGTGTGATGAATCTTGGGCAGATGAAAGTATGCTTGGGGATGACTGTAGTTTGATTATTCCTACTTTAGAGGGAGCGATGAAATGCAGTAAGGGTGATTGGATAATTAAAGGTATTAATGGAGAATTTTATCCTTGTAAACCAGATATTTTCAAAAAAACATACGAGGAAGTTAAATAATAAATTGCTTAGGATGGATATTATAAGTTTCATTTTTGGGGGGATTTGGGGGGCGGGACTTTGTTTGTGGATAATTTTATCAATTTTTAGCGAGAAATTAGTTGATTCAAAAGGTAAAACAATATGCTTATGCAAACCCTTAAAGGACTCCTCGATAAAAAAAGGAGAGACAAAAACAGTGAATCTAAAGATGGAAAAAGAAGACTAAAACATCAATTTCAAGACATCGCTTTAGATTTAGCTCAAAGGTTTAAAGTTAATCCTCAACAAAAGAAGATTCTATTTAGTTTTATAAAAAACAAACTAGAAAAAGGGCAGTGGTGGAAGGTCAAAGAGGTCTCAGAGTATATGGAACTAAAGGACATTAAGTCTCTCAATTATTTTATGGCAGCGTTTAGAAAAAAAGAAAATGATAAAGATAAATAAAGACAAGACAAGAAAAATGGTTTGTGATATAATTGAATTATGGAACACTGGTGTTTATCATAAAAAAATTCACGCCAGAAACAAACTTCAAATGGCTAAATCTTTTTTAAAGCCAAAGACTTATAATTATTTAGCTGACAGAATGGGAGAGGCTAGAGTCCCAGACCCAGATGGGAGGTCTTTCACAGAACAATCAGAAGAAAGAGATATTTTAAAAGATGCCCAAGGTTTATTTGGGGGTAAAATAATAGACTAATATGAAAATATTAAACCTTTATGCAGGTATCGGTGGGAATAGAAAACTATGGGGAGATAAACACGAAATAACAGCAGTCGAACACGACCCCAAGATAGCCAAAATTTACCAAGACTTTTTTCCAAGCGACAAAGTTGTTGTTGGTGATGCCCATCAGTATTTGTTAGAACATTTTAAAGAGTTCGATTTTATTTGGAGTAGTCCTCCTTGTCCGAGCCATTCAAGGATAAGATTTTGTTCTGGAGTAGGAAGTGGGCAAAATGAACCTATTTACCCTGAAATGAGTTTATACCAAGAAATTATTTTTTTAGATAATTACTATAAAGGTATATATTGTGTTGAGAACGTGATACCTTTTTATAAACCATTAATTAAACCACAGAAAGTTGCTAGTCATTTTTATTGGGCTAATTTTGAAATACCTGATATAAAAGTTGAGAAAAGATGCCATTTAGGAACAATAGCTGAACTTCAAAAAAGGAAAGGGTTTGATTTATCTAATTATAAAGGCATAGACAAAAGAAAACTATTAAGAAATTGTGTAGAACCAGAAGTAGGATTACATATTATTAACCAAATAAAATGAAAGAAACTGAGGTTCAAAAGAAAATATTAAATAAACTGAGAGAGAACAAAGTCTTCTGTTGGAGAGTTAATAATATGGGTGTGCCAGACCCTAGAATTAAAGGAGGTTGGAGAAAACAAACTGGGTATAATATGCCAGGAATGTCAGACATTCTTGGTATTTTTAATAAGAAATTTTTAGCTATTGAAGTGAAAGCCCCTGGAAGAATTAAAAATGTTTCAGAAACCCAAGAAGACTTTATTAAGAAGGTCAAGAAAAACGGAGGAGTGGCTTTTGTGGCGGATAGTTGGGAAGTGGTTAAGAAGAAATTAAAATTATGAAAAATAAAAGACCAATAGAATATAGATTTAGAACTAGGTTTTTCTCTGAAAATTTGAGGGAAGAAAATGTAGTTATATTCGTACCAAGTGTTGAGCTTATTGATGATGATGATGATTTCCCTAGTGAATCCATTAAATACATAACAAGAAGGAAAGATGAATAATATACCGCCAAAATTAAGAAATGAGTTATCAAAAAAGCCTTTTTATAACAAATGTGAAAGAGGTCGATTAGGGTTCACAAGCGAATGTGAGGGAAGAATCACCTGGGAACATGCTATTTATTATGCTGGGAAGCAAGTTCAAGAGGAGTGGGCAATAATCCCTCTTTGTGAATACCATCATTCTGTTGGAAAATGGCAAAACAATGGAGGAATTAATAAAAGATTAAATGAGTGGATAGCTTTAAGTAGATTATTTGATTTAGAAGAAGGGGAATTTAATAAGATGCAGAAAAAATACCCTAAAGCAATCATGGAATGGAGAAGAAAGTTAATATTTTTAAAGAAAGTTTATGGGAAATACAAGCAAGCTCCTGAAGAAAGATGTTAGAAAAGCTTACTTTAGTGGCAATTTGAACAAATTTTTGGCGAAACTCCAAGAAGAGGAGGTAAATCCAGAGGATTTAGAGAAAATAGATAAATATTTAACAGAATTTAAAGAGGAGGAGTTAGCCATCCTGAATGACTTCAAGGAATATTTGCCCAAAAACAATGAAAACAAAGCCCCAACTGTTGATGAACTATTTCAACAACTTACCCCAGAAAAAGAAGCAAAAATGGAGGAATGGCTGAAAAATATGGATGAGATGATGGAAAATTGTATTAAGTTAGTTAGAGAACAGAGAGCTAGAATTTCAGAAGGGAAATCTATTGATTCTAAGAAATTTTTAGATTTAGGTTTATTTTTAATTACTAATAAGCTTTGGTTAGATGATGTTTTAGTTTATAGAGAGCTTTTATATAAGAAAAAAATTATTAAAATAATTGATGAATACCATATTAGTCGGAGAGAGGCTCAAGATAGGGCGGAGATTACTAGAGAATATTTTGAATATAAAAGCACTAAGAAAAAATTAGATAATTTAGAGGAAATTTCAATATACGCTAAGAAATATCAGGGAGGATTTTAGTTCCTTGAAATTAACGTTTATAAAAGGAGGGAGTATGGAATGCCCTTATTGCAACAAAAAGGGAAACCATATCGTAATTACGAGCTTCTACAATCTTATTAAATTACGGTGTGCGGTGTGTGGTAAAGAATTTTTTATCGAGAGGAGGGATAATGAAAAAAAGTTGCCAAAAATGCCCAGTCCACGGCATTAAGATTTATTTAAATTACCGGATGTATTACCTGTGTCCTATCTGTGGCAAGGAATACAAATTAAATTACAATACTGGCAAACTTGAGGAGGTGTTTAAGCCTCGGTAGGAGGGCTTATGAGGATTAAGAAATTCGGGCTTTGCCCAAAATGTCTTGAGATGAAAAACCTAACTTTTCATCATATTTTTCCTCTTAGGTTCTTTAAGAATAAAAGGAATGGTGCGATTTTAATGCTTTGTAGGGATTGTCATACAGAACTTGAGTTTTTAATTCCTCAAAAACCTCGTTTGTCCAAAGAAGAATACATTAAAATTTGTATAAATTTTCTAAAGGAGGGAAAAAATGACTAAAAAGAGAGATTGGCATCGTCTTAACCCGAGTGTTGAAGATTGTGATATTGAACTGGATTACAACACTTTCACAGTTCGGGCTAGAATAAAAGGCAAGAGTTGGGAATATAGGAAGTCTGTTAATGTCAGGCACGCCTTATCTATCGGCGAAAATATTTGCTGGGAACAAAGTAAACGTTGATTAAAAAAAGGGAGATTGTATTACAATCTCCCTTAAAAAAAATAATTATTAATTTTAAATTATGAAACTTTATTTAATAGCCCATAATAACGAGAATTTAGTTAAAGAGGGGGATAAAGTTAAGAGGTATGAAACAGCGGTCGCTACTATTGGGACTGCCAACGGTCAGTATAAAGCACATTGCCATTTTTCTATTTCAGTTGGGTTGTCCGAAACAGAATTAAGAAACTATGTTAATGGGTGGAAAAAAGATGAAGTCAAGAAACACTATCTTGACCCTGTTGCTGAGGTTAATCTTAATATGATGTTTGATTATCAAATGGACTTTGGCGGTTTGGGTTATGATTATCTCCAACCTTATGTGAATTCTGAGGGTGAGGTTGTTGGTTATCATCCAGCAATAGATTGTAATGGAATTAAAGGTGGTGACACTGATTTAGGATATAGAATAAAATCTCCAGTAGATGGTGTGGTCGTTAGAGTTACTGATTGGGGCAAGGGATGGGGCAAGGTTGTCCTTATAAAAGAAGATGAAGACACTATGAGTCCAGAAAACCAGGCTTTTTATAATAACAAGTTGAGTAACCACGGCTGGGAAGATTTAGAAGACTGGGTTGAGGGAGCTAGAGAATATAAGGAAGAAAGAGACGAAGCCAGGGAGAAGAAAGATAAATGTAAAAACGAGTTGGATAAAATTGAAGAGAAAACCAAAAAAGAAATGGCTTTGGTTTGTGGAGAGAAGATTGATTTATTGACTAACGCTTGGGAGAGAAGATTAAAAATTGATTCAACTAATTTAAAAGAAAAACATAAAAAAGAGATTAATAAACTTAAAGATGAACACCAAAAAACAATCGACAATTTAGTCAAAAAACATAATGATTATATTAAAAACCGTAAGCCTATGAAAACAATTCCTTTAACTTGGGGTGAAATTTTAAGAGCGATTTTTAATAAAATAAAATATAATTAATGTTAAGAGAGATTAACGAGAGTAGTTATAAAAAAACTATTAGACTTTTAGAAAAAGAAAAAAGAGAAATAACTAGACTTATGTCGAATCAACCTTTAGATTTAAAATATAGATTAGGTGATTTAAATTACTGTATTGCCTTTGTTAATCTAGCTTTTAAGGAATCGCAAAGATTAAAAACTCAGCATAAACTGTTCTAAACTCTTGACAATAATTTAGCAATAGTGTATGCTCATTGTAAGGTCGTAACAAGTAAAGTAAAACGATGACATATTTTCTTTCAGCTTTATCTATTTTTGTTTTATGGGGGGTTGGTAATAAATGGAAATGGATTTGGGCGGTGGGGATTTTCAGTCAATTTGTTTGGTTTGTTTTTATCTATCAAACTAAACTCTATGGATTGATACCTATGCACATTGTTTATCTTGGCTTGTATATTATTAACTTAGTTAAATGGATAAAAAAAGGTTAGTTCAAAAAAAAGAGGTAAAAGGTTTGTCAGGAACAATTAAATTTAAAGGAGGCAAGGCAATGAGAACTCGTGAGGAAATTAAAAATTGGTCTAGCGAACTTGAGATGGAAACTAAACTTGGTGTTAAGAAGGCTTATGAAATTCTTGACCCCGAGGAACTCCCCCTCAATGTCAAAAAAATGATTTTTGACGATTTTTACCCTGTGGCGATGTCTGCTTTCAACCAGAATAAGTCTGTTCAGTTTGAAGCGGATGTTTTTAAACATCTTTTTGATGTTGATGGTCTTATCCTTGTTTTCAATGATGATGTCGGTTATTCCGAAGATGAAAATGTCGTTGAAAGAGGGATTGCCTTCAGAACCTACACTAGCTTTGATACTCCATTTGGCGGAGCTATGTATATTGAGGGAACTGCCGTTGACCCCAATTATCAAGGCTATGGTTTTTATCAGGCTTTTACTAAAAATACTGTGAACGGGTTTACTTTTATCACTTCAAGGACTCAAAACCCTGTTGTGGTAACTGCCCTTAACAGAATTTTCGGTAAAGTTGCCCCGATTGTCTGCGACCCTGTTTTCAGGGAAAGAGCGATTGAAGTTGGTAAAATCCTTGCTGATAAATTGGGAATGGATAATTATAACGAGCGGTTGATGGTTTCCAAAGGTTTTTATGGGAAAGCCCTTAATGGACTGAAACCTCGGATTAGCAACGAAATCCAGGGGAAAATGTCTAAACTCGTAAATGCCGATAACGGCGATTGTTTAATTGCGGTTTGTGAAAACAACCTGTAAAAAGGAGGGGGATTAAAAATAATATTTAATCCCCCTTTATTCTAAAAGTATATTTTTAAATAAAAAACGATGAAGAAAAAAAATGATATACCTTTTACTGAGAAGGCTTATATGACAACTAGGCTTGATTATGGTTATACTCAAGAAAAAATAGTTGAAATGTTAAAAGAAATCGGTATTCAAGAAGTTAGGATAGTTCAAGAGGGGAATGACTATGTCTTAGATTTTATGGCTAAAATGAGAAAGAATGAAGCTCCTAGAATGGTTAGGATTAATATACCTTATACACCAGAACTAACTGAAACGCTTAAACAAAAACAACATAAGAAAAATGTTTTATTTAGAGTTTTGTTTTATCACTTGAAAGATAAGTTTGTTGCCATTAACAGAGGGTTAAAAGAATTTGAAGAAGAATTTTTGGCGGATTTAGTAGTCCAAGAGGGAGGTCAGCTTAAAAGATTGGGAGATATTATTGTGCCAAAATATAAAAAGATGTTGAAAGACGGTGATGTTGCCGTATTTAAAATTAACGGGAAAAAAGATGAAGGGAATAATAATTAGAAACGAGGAGGGGAATGAAGTTAAAATTGAGTTTAGGGAAGGTTATTTGTGTTTTGAAGACAATAATGAGGTCAGTGAAGTCAAAAAAACAGTTGAAAAACCAAAGACAATAAGCCTTAAAGGGCTTGATAAATGGAAAAATAATAAATTTTTTAAACATATTAGCAAGAGAGCCAGAAATAATCCTAAAAAAGTTTTTAAACATAAAACTGCGAGAAAGACTTATTACAAAACAGGCGAAGAAATAATGGCAAAACAAATTGAGGCTTTAGAAGAAAAGAGAAACTCAATTTATACTATTAGTGATAACGGAATGTTTAGGTATGTTAGAAATAGAGAAACGGGGGGGAATGTCAAAAGAAAATATAATTTTAAAAAGAAACCCGCCAAAGAGCCAGAAGTTGAGGTAGTTGATGATTATGAAGCAAACGGATTAGTTAAACTTAACCAAAACTTGAATGAGTGATAGAATAAATTATAATTATTAAAGTAAGAAAATGTGGGAATTTCTTTTCGTTTCGGGTGGATTTTTATTGTTTTGTGCTATAATGATAACAGTAGATTAAATTTAAAAATTAAAAAAAATTATGCCAGATAGAACTTATTGGGATTTAACCAAATTAGAAAAAGTTGAATTGAACAGTGATTATTTTAGATGTCCTCGTTGTCAGTTTGACAAATTTGAGTATAAGTCTAACCCAGATTTTTTTTCAGGAGCTAGTGATAAAAAATATAGGCAAGTTTGCAAAGGTTGTGGGGAGGTTATTTTAAGTGATGATAGGTATATGTTGCAAAGAAGCCGATACATTTTATATAGTGAGTATTTAAAAACTCAAAAAAAAGGCGATGAAACTAAAGAAGAAAAAAGATAAGTATTACCCAATTTGGTTTGAAAGTGATAATGGAGAATTTGCGATTGGGATTTTGAATTATTTATTTGAATTAAAATGTCTTCAAGTTTTACACAAAGATGATGACAGATTTTTTGTTTTCAAAGAATACAAAGGTTATAATAATGATGAGCTTGGAAAACTATTAAAAGAATTGACTAAAGTTTTTGAGAAAATACCTAACGATTTAAAAGGGGAAAATTGGAAATTTATTGATGACAAATTGCCAAAGATTGATAGGAAGTATTTGTGATAGATAAGCTATTTTTTAGACTATTTTATAATAAAGACTTGACAACAAACAGACAATATGCTAACCTTGGAAATATCAAGGTTTTTTGTTTTATAATTAAATTAAAGTAATGGAAGAAAAACCAGAAACTATAACTGTTTGCGAACTTGAATGTATTGTTTTGCCAAATGGCGAAATTTTATGTAAAGGTAAAACGATTGGTTATTTTGAAGAGTATAAAGAATATCTAAAAATTAAAGAATAACAATGAAGATTAAAGATTTAAAAAAGATTTTAGAACAAGGAAATGATGAGGCTGAAGTTTATATACCAGGATATGACGGAAGCCAAAGAGATTTAGATATTGGTTATAATTATGATGATTTAGGGGATTTAGATTTGTATATTATAATCGGAGAAGATAGATAATTATTAAAATAAAAACGATGAAGACTTACAAAGAAACAATTGAAAAGCCGATGTTAGAAATTGGTTATGACTTAATGGGAGATAACCCTAGAAATTGGGATAATTTAGGTTGGTTTATAACTTGTGAGAGTGATTATATTAGTCCCGATGAATACCCAGAATTGAGGGATTGGATTAAGAAGACTGGCGATGAAGCTAGTGATGTTAAAGAACATATTGAAAAAATTAAGGAGTTTTTTAATGAAACTGATGAGGAAGTTTTGGCAATTTACCCAATTACTAGATTTGAACACGGGGTGGTTAAGTATTTTTTAGGAACAAGCAACGGTTTTGATTATTCTAATTGTGGTTTTTATATTATCACAAGTGATACTATCAAGGCTTATGGGCTTAGTAAAAAAGAATTAAAGGGTAATACTGAAAAAATAATTGAGGGTGAGCTTAAAATGTATAACCATTATGTTAATGGTGAAGTTTATTTTTTCAAGTTATATGATGAGAATGGTGAAGTTATTGAGAGTGGTGGTGATATTTTTGGAGATTTAGATGATGTTTTTGAGGAGATTAAGGGTTATTTAGGCAAAGAATGGGAGAATGAAGATATGAATGATTATTTTAATAATTAAAAATTATAGAATGAACAAACAAGACTGCAAAAAATTTAGAGAATTATACCAACAAGAATTTGGGAATGGTAAAATAGATTGCAAAATTGATTGTGTAAAATTACTTATTTTTTTACAAGATTTAGATTTAGAGTTTGAAATTTTAGATTTAAGTGATAATCAAGGCAATTATTGGTATGAAGTAAGAACTGGATTTGAACACAATGATAATAATTATTATTCTGTTGTATTTAATCACGATTTTAGGTTTTTGCTTGATGAGTATGATTGTGATGATGTTTTGGAGTTGATAGATGATTTAGAATTACAGGCGGAAAAAGTTAGGATGTTATTTATCAATAATTAAGTATTATGTATTACGCACTTTTTGATTTACAGACATTAAACTATTTGAATACTGGAAAAAATAGTAAGAGCATTAAAGAGTTAAAAGCCGATTTTATTGATTATATCTCTATTGATTTTGATGATGAAAAAGATTTAGAATTTGCCAAAAAAGAAACAATGGAGAATTTGGCGGATATGTGGGAGTTTAGAATAGACAAAAGCAGGGTTAAATTTTAATTCAGAATGATGAAAAAAATTATAAAATGCGGATATTGTGGTAAAACTATAATTATAAAAAGTCCAAACAATAATCAAAAATTTTGTTCCGCTAGTTGCCAAAGAAAAAATGATTATTATTCTAAAAATCTTAATGAAAAGCAAAAGGATTATAAACAATCAAGGCTGATTAGGAAGTATGGTAAAAAAAATTTAATTCAATGTAAGATTTGCGGTAAGTGGTTTAGGCAAGTTGGAAGCCATATTACGCTAACCCACGGCTTGACGGCTAGAGAATATAGAGAGGAATTTGGTTTTGATGTCAAGCGTGGACAGTTGCCAAAAGATTATAGAGAATTAAAAGCTGAGTTGGCGTTTGAGCGTGGTGGTGTTAAGAATTTAAAAAATGGTAAGAAGTTTTGGTTTAAAAAGGGTGGTAAAAATGTTGGGAGATACAAAAGAAGTAGTGAAACACTGAAAAGATTAAAACAGCCAAGTTTTATAAAGAAAGACACTAAAAAATAATTTTTAAATTAAGAACAATAAGAGAGTTAAATTTATAAAACAAAACGATGAGCCAACAGGAAAAAGATATTTTGATTTGGATTATTTTTTTAATAGCTTACGCAATAGTTTACTATTTATTATAACTATTTTTAGGCTTAAAAACGGTGTTATTTTATATAGCACTGTTTTTTCTATTGACAATAACTAGACAATAGTATATAGTGGTAATTATAACTTTTAATTTAATAAAATGATTTTCGGAAGCAAACAATTTAAGAACGGGAAAGTTGTTGGATATTTAGAATTTAACAGTGGTAAAAAAGTCTTTTTGAACCAAGATGAGCGTTTTGAGTTTTTGGACAAAGTCGAGTATTGGAAATTTGCGGAAAGGCTTGATTTTCAATCTGAAAAAGATAATGAAAAAGCCAAGTTGTTAGAGCAAGTTAAAAGAATTGACGCAATAACTAACAATATCAATAAAATTAAAGAGATTGAAAAGAAAAGCGGGGTTGATAATGAACTAGTTTATGAAATACACTTAGAGCTTGAAAAATTGGCGTTAGATATTGAAAATTATTAAATTTTAATTTAAAACGATGGAGCAAGTAATAAAAACAAGTTATTTTGATAAAGGGAGCTTTATTGAAACCGATAGTTGGTTTGGTGATGTCTATTTAGTTTTTAAGAAGCCATATTTTAAGAAGCAAAACAATTTTGGAAATGCTAAATGGAGATACCACCGAGAAGTTAGTGATAAAAATATAGCTGATTTAATCAAGGGGAAACAAAGAGATGTAACTTTAGAATTTAACGAGGGGTTAAAAATAACTAAACAAGGAAAGCAGGAAATAATAGAAAATAATGATTTTGTGATAAATTATCATTATTGGGGATTGATTTTTTATTTATTAAATAAAAAAGTTATAAACAAAATAACTAAAATAAACAATATAATTTATTTAAAGAGTTTTGATGATGAAACTATTGGAATTTTGAGGATGATTGAGAGATATTAAATAACTAAAATTGACAATACACTTGACAATATTTTTTAATGTGTTATAATCTCAATAGTTAGTTATTTGACAATTTATTTTATAAGTAATTTAAAACAATGAAGAGCGAAAAGAAACTTTTGGCAATTTTTGAGGAAGCCAAGAACAACAAGAAGACTAAACGGGATTATTATTATAATTTTAATAGTTTTCAAGATGATTGTAAAAACTTTTTAAAAGACATTAGGAATAATAAAGTTGTAATGGCAATGCGGGTTAGTCGTTCGGGAACGATGAGGCGATTTAATGTTAATAAATATAATATGCTATTGAATATTTGTTATCACGGCAAAATGGACTGGAACGAAGTTAAAGTTGGCGGTTGTGGTATGGATATGAGCTGGCACTTATTATTTACTACCTGCGAATTGATAGCTACTAAGGGAGAGATTGATAAACATTTATTAAATTCTAAATGTAGTAGTCAACAATTATTAGTGGACAAAGAACTTTTATAATTTATACTATATAATTAACTTTATTCTTATGATTTTGTTTAGAATTAAAAAAACTGGTGAATTCTTTTATAGTAATTATATTGATTATTTTAACAATTTTGTTTCAATTGGAGATTATAGAAACAATAAATTGATTAAATTTTCAGAGGTTGAAAAAGTTGATTGATTGTTATTATAATTAAATTTGTTTTTATGTCTGAACCAAAAATTGATGATATAGAATTGAGCCTTGATGAGGTTGCGATGGCGGAGTCAATGGGACTAGAAGATTACATTGACAATGATTAAATTAGTTGATATAATTTAATTAGATTAAGATTGAAATTTGTTTTTGTTTTTGTTGCAAGAAGCCCTAGTTTAAAGACTGGGGTTTTTTGTTTTTGGCGGGAAATGTTTTTTGATTGGTTTTTATAACTACTAATTTATCAATTATTATATAGTATAAATTATAATAGATTTAATTTTCTTTTAATTTATTGATTTAGTTATTTTTATTGTCTTTTGTAGGTTGTTGATTGCTTTTCTTTTTGGCTTGATTATATGGTTTTATTGTGATTAAGGGGTTATTTAATGATTTTAAAGTTTGTTAGAATGGATTTTGATGGGTTGTTTTGGGGGCTGGAAGTCTATTATTACCCAAAACAAGGCTTTTACAAAAAAGAGACTTGACATTTTAGTTGAATACAAGTTAGAATAAAAGCGTATAAAGTAATTTAGGCAATAAGTAAGTGGTCGTTAGTCTTCTAAACGGCTATTAACCTTATTGTCTCAATCTTTATACAAGCACCTTAAAAGCCAACAGTTAATAGCCATTTATAAGATTAAAGCACCACTATATATAGTGGTGTTTTATTATATAAACATCTAGTTATTGATTATTGGCTTATTTAAGAGGTTGAGTATGTCGCACAATCTACATTTTGCGACATAAAACAATCCGACCCCCAGGGGGGTGGCAATTTAAATATAGTTACTTGACCCCTCTCCCCCTCTCCACTTTCCAAATAAGACCTTTTTTAAACTCTAATAAATCCCTTAAACAAGCTAATAAACTAAGATTTTCTGATTTTTTATTCTTTAATCGTTACTAGGTAAATTTTCTAAAAGTAGGTAAATCGTTTTCCCCCAAAAATTTTTACAAAAAGGGAAAAAGATAATCCTCTGGAAGTATAATAAATAAGCCTAAAAGATGAAATTTTCTAAAATTTCTAAATTTACAAAAAAGATTAGTTTTAAGTGGTATAAGTTGATTATTTTCTTCGAAAAATTCCCGTATAATTTTATAAAAAAAGGCTTAGATAAGGCAAAAAGATTTTTTAATAAAGTAGTCTGTTTTATTGTCAAGTCAGAAAAGAAAAACAAAAAAAGGCTTAAATAAGGTAATTTTAAATATTTATGGCTGTTAAAAAGCTTCAAGGAAAAAGAGGCAAGGATAAAAAGAAGAGAAAAAAGAAAGATTTTTCGAAACCAGTTGCACTTAAAAATCAAGAATTGGAGTTTTGGTTTGAAACATTTGATATGGTTGAGGAGAAGATGAAGGATTATATTGAAACTCCCAAGGTTAAGAAATATTTGAAGGATAATAGTAAGGGGAGAGCTACTAAGTTGTCTTTACAGGAATTTATTAAGAATGGGTTGAAATATTTTAGGAAAGCTATGGAGGCAGGTAGGAGCTTCACTATTAGTGGTTTATGTCTTTATTTGGACATTTCTACTACTACTTTTATAGCGATGGAGCAACAAGGGAATAAGGCTTACGTGAATGATGCTTTTAAAGTACCAGCACTAGCCTTTAGGAGTTTAATAGGAATGTTTCATGAGGAAATGGGTAATCGAAAAAGTAATCCTATTTTCCACATGTTTGCGTTGAAGTCTATGAGAGGAGGGTTTCAGGAGACTTTGGATGTCAATATTTATAGTAATCACGGGACGGGGCTATCTCAAGATGAACGGGAGAAATTAAGAGCTAAAGTTAGGACTTTCTCAGAAAAAGAACAGAAACCCCAATTAGCAGGTAAAAGCAGTTTGAAATATGGCAAAGACAGTTAAACAAGAGCAGTTAGAGGCTCAATTGGAGGAATTGCTATCGGATGCTAACCCAGTTAAGCTGGCGAAGTTCTTTCAGAAATTTAATGATATGGATGAACTGGCGATTAAATGTATTATGTGGGGACATACATTCATGCCAAGTTATTTTAATAAAGAGACCCCTCAATTCCATTATGAATTAGTTAAGAAGTTCTTTTCTTATAAGAATGAGTACACTGCTTGTCCTCGTGGATTTGGTAAAACTACTCTAGTTCAGCTCTGTATAGCGTTTAGCTGTGTAGTAGGGCTAGATGAGTTCATAGTAGTCATCGAAAAGAGTGCCACTGAAGCTGGTGAAGTCCTGGAAGCCTTAAGAGAGACTTTCAAGGATAGTGATAATGTCTTAGAGGTTTATGGAGATTTAACTAAGATTTCGCCTAGATTGAAGATTAGCTCAAAAATGAAAGATACTACTGGAGACTTCATTGTTAATGGAGTTCGATTGAGAGGAAAAGGCTATGATACTCCTATTCGAGGTTTGAAATCTCGTCATACTCGACCTACTAGGATTATTCTGGACGATGTTGAGTCAGATGAGCATATTGAGAACCCTGACCAGCGATTGAAGTATTTGCAGAACTATACTAGAGGAATTATTCCAGCTACGGAAAATGAGGTAGGTACTATTAAGATGTTTGGAACTATTTTGCACGATGATTCCTTGCTCCAGACTCTGATTAATTCTCACGAAGGAATGATTTATAGGGCTTGGGACAATCAAAGGAGATTATTATGGGCTAGTAACTGGACTGTAGAGAAGCTAGAACAGAAAAGGCGAGATATGTCAATAGAGGGCAGGTCAGATGCAGCCTTCTATCAGGAATATTTCAATGAACCAGTCTCAGAAGAAGACCAGATATTTAAAAGAGAGATGTTTAGATATTTTAATGATTTACAGTTAGACAATGTACTTCTAAAAAAACCTCATAAGTTCTATATAGTAGTTGACCCAGCGATTTCTAAGAAAGAAACAGCTGATTTCACCGCCATAATGTGTGTTCTGGTCAATACTAAGAACGAAATGTATATAGCAGAGATGATTAGGGAGAGATTATCTCCGGTTGAGACCATTAAGGAACTATTTGGAATGTATGAAAGGTGGCTTCCCGAGAAGGTGGGAATTGAAACAGTTGCTTATCAGAAATCCTTAGTATATTTCATAGAAGAAGAAAAAAAACGGTCTCACTCCACTGTAAGCTCTATGAGGATTCAAGAAATCAAAGCTGATACCGATAAAGAACGTAAAATTAAAGGTTTACAACCTAGATACGCCATCGGCAGTGTCTATCACAGGGAAAATGACGAGAATACCAGAGTCTTGGAAGGCGAACTCCTCCGATTCCCTAGAGGTTCGACAGATGACTTAATAGATGCTTTGGCTAGTGTAATTCAAATGGTTACTCCAGCCAGGAAGCCAGTCACTGAAACATATACTAAGTGGGATAAAGTCCGTGAAGGTAATTCCCATGTAAGCTATTAAAAAAAATTATGGAGGAAGAAAAACAATATAATTACGAACCCAACAAGAAGCAGGTGGAAGCCATTAATCGTGTTTATAACCGATTTGAGGACATGCGAGATGAGCGGGATAAGAAACGAAGGGAGTTTGATGGCAGGACTATTACTGAATATGTTAATGATAATGTAGATGCCTATAATGGAATCGTCCCAGATGAGATTAGAGAGACTAAGGAGGCTTGGCAGTCACTTATATTCGACCAGAAGACTAGAGCTAAAGTTAAGGCTACTGTGGCTAATATAGCTGCTGCTAGACCTTACATCAACATAGTTGGGGTCAGTAGGCAGGATAACAAGAAGGCTGCTGACATGAGGCTGGTATTCGAGGACACTCATAAACAAGAAGAAGGCTTCTATAAATTGTACTTACAAACTCTATCAGCCTGTGTTAAAGGAACTGTAATTGTTGAAGAAGGCTACAAGGAGGTTAAAAAAGAAGTTAAAGAGATTACTGGTTTCAATCACGAAACTGGAAAGGCTAAGACCAGAAAACGTCAGATTATTGAAGGAGGTTGCGGTCATGTCTATGGAGATATTGTCCCTTTGATGCAGTTCTACCCTAATGAGAACTCAGCTGAGATTGAACATGACTGTATTGTCTTACAATACATGGATAAAGAGGAGTTCGATAAGGTCTATGGTGGGTATGAGGAGGCTAAATATGTAAAACCAGGGATTTATACCGAAGAGATTGAGAATGTTAAATATAAGCAAGTTGGAGACGACAGAACCGATATTATAGAGATAATGAAGTATTACAATGAAGATATTGATGAATTCATTGTTCTAGCCAACGGAGTTTGGTTGAATCCTCAAGATAAAGATGAAGTTTGTCCTTTGCCATTCAATCACAAAAGACTACCCTTCGTTAAAACTGTTTACGAAATAGCTGATGAAGATGAGTTCTATGGCAAAGCTCTACCAGATATTATGGCTGGAGAACAAGAGACTATTAATGCCTTGCTTAGAATGACGGTTGACCAAGAAGTTCTTTCTATTCATAAGCCGATTATGTTAGGTGATGGGGCAGAAATGGATTCTTATCAGATGTTCCCAGGCAAGACCTTCCGAATGACTGGAGATGTTAATCAAGCTAAAGAGCTTAATATTTCAGGAACTCAGCAATCTACCTTCCAGGTGTTGGAATGGTTGGATAAGAAGTCAGATGTTAATACCGCTATTGGTTCAACTCAAATGGGAGTCCATAGCGGAAGAAAAACAGCCAAAGAGGCAGTTATTTTGGATGAAAACGCCAAGAAATTATCAGGAAATTTCAAAGTATTTATTGAACATCTATTATTTAGGCGAGCGAAGTTGAGAGTTTCTAATATTTGTCAGTTCTATAAAGAGCCGATTCAATATGTAGTTCTTAAAGATAAGTACGGAAGTCCGCTTAAAGACAGGAACGGCAACAAGAAGACTAAACCTAAATATAGAGAAATCACGGTGGATGACACTGGCAAGAACCCTTTCTGGATAGATGTCACCCCTGAGATGTGTAGTTCTAAATATACTGTCAGACTTAATAAGGATGTTGAACCACCAACCACCAGACAGGAACTATTGCAAGTAGCAACAGCTCTATTAGAGGAATCTAAGGCTAACCCATTGATTGATGCTGATGAGGCAACTATCAATTTCATTATTAGGTTAGGATTAGACCCTGATAGATTTTATATAAAGCCTGACCCTAAAGAGATGCAAAAAACCATGGAAATGGGTCAAGTGCCACCGCCAGGAGGGGGCGTTAATCAACCTAATGCACCAGTAACTGGAGGGATACCAGGGGCAGAAGAACTATTATGAGGAAACGATTATTAAATTTGTTCTTTAGGTTCTATGAATCTAAAAGTTACAAAAAGTTGAATGAGAAAAAGATTAATAGGATGTTTAATTTTCTGGCTAAACGGAAAGAAACCAAAGAATTTGGAGATTTCCTAAGGCAATGTGCCAATGCTTATCAGAATAAGTTCCTTTACACCCAAGAAGAGAGCTTTAAAGGCTCAGCCTACGCCTTCATTACTTTAGCCGAGAAGTTTGAAGACCATACCCCTAAGAAGAAAATGAGGGAAGCTGCTAGACAAAAGAAAGCTGTAGGTAGTAAGAAAAATAGGATAGTAAAATATTAATAATTAATTTAAGCCATCGCTGGAAGCCACCAGCAGTAACAAAACAGGTTAGGCTCAAAAATTATGGAAAAAAAGAAAGTCGAAGATGCTTCTAATAAAGAAGCGGAGACAAAAGAAGATGACAAGAAGAAAGATGATTTCGTCAAAGAGGGAGAAAAAGCGGATGCTAATAAATACAATCAAGCCTTGAGAAAGGCTCGAGAAGCCGAAGCTCAAAAGAGAGAGCTAGAGGAAGAATTAGCAAAAGTTAAAAAAACTCCCGCCAAAAAAGAGACTCCTCCTCAAAAGAAAGAGGAAAAGAAAGAAGAAGAAGATGATGAGGACGATTTTTGGAAAGAAGATGATGATAAAAAGGAAAAGAAGGTTGACCCAAATCAAGCTTACGACCCTGAATACATCAAAAGCTTAGTTGACGAGAAAATCAAACCCTTCATGGAATCTGAATCGAAGAGAATCCAAAGAGAAAGAAGAAATGCTCGTTCTGATTTCTATGATTCTCATCCTGAGTATTTAGAAGACCCAGATAAATGGGCTGAACTCTTAGATGAGATGAATGGTTCTATCAGACCAAGTGGAGATTATTATCAAGACTTGGAGAAAGCTCATAGGATTCTTGGAGGCGAAGACTCAGGCAAAACTCAAATTGAGAGAAAGCAAAGAGAAATCGCAAATCAAGCGGGCAATAGTGGTGGAAATACCCAGAAAACTACTCCTAAAGGTCAAGGCGACTTGGACTCTATGGATAAGAAAGTTATGGAAGGGACGGGTGTTTCAGCCGAAACAATCGAAGCTATGAAGGACATGCAAAAGAAAGGTCTTCTTAGCCTAGAATGGTAACCACTCATAATTAATCTAATTTAATAAAGCTATGTTAAAATTTGCACGAAGTATCGGTGGTGTCGGGCGAAAACTAGTTTTAGTTAATCTTGGTGTATCCCAAACCTTCGAGGTTGGTGATGCAATTGAGGTTTACCAAAACGGGGTAGCTACCTTAGGGGCTGCTGCTCAACCTCTTTTGGGGGTTATAGCTTCTTTCGCTGATGCTAACGGTAACATTCTACCAGCTCCTGCTGTTGTAGCAGGTACTGCTAGTGGTAACGATGTGAGACAGGTAACTACTGATGCTACAAACTCAGATGGTTACTATGCTTTCGTTGATATTTCAAAAGATTCAGTTTATTCAGCTGAAGTTAGTGGAACATTAGGTACTACTAACGACTCTGACTTACCTGGAGCTAGATTGGATATTAACTCTGCTGGTGCTGAATATGGTCAGTTGTTAGAAACTACTGCTACCAGAACTATCGGGACTCCTGCTAATTTCTATTCATTAGGCAAAGACCCTAACGATTCAACTCGTTTAATGGTTTCTTTGGCTATGAGCGAAATTGAAGGTGTCAAGGAATAGTATTCCTTAAAGAGTGATTTTTAATTTTTAATTAAGCAAAACTATGAATGTTGAATTACGTTCAAGTTGGGGCGAAAGCTGGATTAAAGGGACAGGAGCAAAATTTGTGGAAGCTTACAACCAAGCTGAAATGGCTTATTCTTTAGGGATAGAATCTGCCTTGGGAGTTGAAGCTAATAAAGCGACTGCTCTGTTCAAACAAAAAAATTCAGACAAAGCTGAGGAAACCCTTACCAGCAAAACTGGTGTAGGATACCCCCGACTTACTGATGAAGGAGAAGACTATGCAATGGACTCCAGACTACCTGGATACAAAACAGTCTTTAAATTTATCAAAAAGACTAATGGTGTAGAAATCACCGAAGAATTCAAAGATGACCGAGATAAGGATTTACAAGACAAGTTTGATGAAGCTAGAGATATTCATATTGGATTCAAAATGGAATTCGATAGAAGTGCTTTCAGTGTTTTCAATTATGCTTTTACTGCTCAATCTAGTTTACCTTCAGATGTAACTTATTACTCTGATGGAAAACCTCTTTGTTCAGTAGGACATCCTCGAAAAGACGGAGGAACTGCTCAATCTAATGCTTCCGCAACTGGAATTGTATTAAGCGAGCCTAATTTGGAAGTAGCTAAACAAGCCCTAAGACGACAATTAGATGATAGAGGTTTGCCAATGGCTATTGGAAGTGGACGACTAATGTTGATTGTCCCCGATTCTTTGGAAAAAACTGCTTACATTTTGACTAACTCTACTTTGAGACCTAGCACAGCTAATAATGATGTCAATATTTATGACGGAACTATGACTGTTGTCTCAACCAAGTGGATTAATAGCCAAAACGGAGGTAGTGACACAGCTTGGTTCTTAGTAGATGCTCTTTATTCTCCATTTATCTTCTATCAACGACAAGGTGTAAAAAGCCGAGTCTATGTAGATAATAAGAATAAGAATACTATCTACGATGCTGCTGCCAGATGGCAAGTTGGCTTCAAGAACTGGAGAGGTGTATGGGGAAGTAAAGGTGATGGTGCTGCTTACTCAAGCTAAGAAGGAATTAGGCTATTATAGCCAGTTTCAATACCCAATGGAGAGAGGGACTTCGACTACCCCTCTCTCCCAACAGGGTAAAAAGGGGTTTAAGGTAGTCGCTGAAAACCTCTAGGCAAAGTAAAGTCATTAGGCTTGAAATGCTAAATATAATTAATTCAAAAAAATGATTACTAATTTTCCAAACGGAGTTTCTTCATTCGGAATTCAATTACCTTCTGGAGACTTACCAGCCACCAAAGGTAAATACATTTTCGTTGATTACGGAAGTGGGAATGATGGAAATACAGGGAAAAGTCCTGAAGAAGCGGTGAAGACCATTTCTCAGGCTTACTCAATGGCTACTACCAATATGGATGATGTTATCGTTCTTATGGGTAGTTCAACTCACGTATTAAGCTCTATGCTAACTGTTAGCAAAAATAGAGTTCATTTTGTTGGCGTTGATGCTTCAGGAGGTAGAATGTTCGGTCAAAACGCTAAGGTTTCCTTAGGTTCTACGACTGCTGCTACTGACATTGGAACTATGCAAAATACTGGTGTTAGGAACTCTTTCCACAACATCAAGTTTATGAATAGTAACGATGTTGCTGAAGGAATCTACTGTGTCGTAGAAGCTGGTGAGTATGCTAAATATACTAACTGTGAATTCTACAAATCTACTGACTTAGATGTTACTGGAGCTGCTGAAGTAGCTAATAATGGTGACTCTGCTCAATGGATTGGTTGCACCTTTGGTTCTAGTGCTAACATCATTGCTGATGCTAAAATTAGACCAAATATGTTGCTAACTGGTGGAATTGTCTCTGGTAAAAAATGCCGAGATAACTACATCCAAGACTGTATCTTCCTATCAAAAGCTGGAGGAAACGAGCATGTTGCTATTTATGGAGCGAACGCTACTGATGTTGAAAGAATGTTCTTAGTTAAAAACTCAGTATTCTACAACAACATCTTGTCAGTTGCTACTCCTGACCACGCTGTTGGTTTTGGTGCTGCTCAAACTGAAGGTTGTGTAATCTTGAAAGATTGTACTTCAGTTGACCATACTGTAATGGCTCAGGCTGCTATGAACATCTATGTCGATGGAGCTGTTCCAACCTTCGCAACAACTGGTGTTTCAGTTGCTAGCTAATTTATTAATTAAGTAAATAAAAGCTATGGCTAAGAAAAAAGAAACAAAGAAAGTCAAAAAAGCTGAACCAGTAGTTACAGATATTGTTAAGGAATACTTTGAAAAAGATGGTGTTCCAATGGTAAAAATTACTGAATATGTTGGGAAGAAACCGACTGCGGTCAAAACCATTCCAACTACAGAAGAATAGACTTTTTTTAGGTGAGTCAACGGTGACTCACCACTAAAGAAGTTTATGCCAATTATTAGGAGGGAAGGGCGGAAACCTAATTAATTAATAAAATTTTATGGAAACAAGTGTAAAACCAGAAGAAAAGTTAGAGACTTCTCCTAGTACCACTTTGAATGTTCAAGAAGAACAAGAAGTTGAAACAAAAACACCAAAAGAACAACTTGAAGAAATTCAAGAGACTGATGAAGACATTTACAAAAGAGCCAAGGCTGAGGAAATGGATTTAATCTCAAAATATAAGAAAGACAACCTTCACCCAGAAGAAGAACAACCTGCCTTGATTATGAAGGATGAGTATGGTCAAGATGTCCCTCATCTTTTAATCAACGATAAATATATCCCAAAAGTTCAAGCTGACGTGATGATTCAAGAAAAGAAAATTATCATAGAATACCAAAAACTTGAAGCGATGAAGGAAGAATTAAAAAGATATAGAAAATTAGGTAAAGAAGTTTTAAAAATTAATAATAAAAAAAATGGCTAGAGAAATTTTGCATGATGAAAAAGGGAAAGCTTACAGCGTTAGTTCTGCTAGAAGATTTGATGCGGTAACAACAGATGATGATAACGAAATCGCTGAGTTCAAAGCTCTTTATATTGGAGGTGATGGTGATGTTGTGGTTGTTAATAGTGAAGGAGATGAGGAAACTTTTATCGGGCTAACCGCTGGTTCGATTCTACCTGTTTATGGCGTTAAAGTTAAAGAAGCAACAACTGCTACAAATATTGTGGCTCTAAGAGATTAATAAAAAACTATGATAGGAACAAATCTATCAATATTTACTAAAATCCCTTTAAATTTGTCAGGAGGAGGAGGAGGGGGAGGAATTAATTGGGAAGAGCTTGTTGTAACCCAAAAAGATGTTGGTGAATTTCAAGATGGTGTCAGTTTAAATTCTACTTACCCTTGGACTGGGTTTATGGTAGATGAAAATCACATAGCCATTATCTATGATTATAATTATGTCAGAATAAAAATTTATCAAATCAATGAAGACCGCACTTTATCTTATGTTGATGAAACTTCTAAAGATTTAACTACCTCTTATGGTGGTGAAATGTCAGCTGTGCAAATTGATGCCACTCATTTTATAATGGCTTACAAAGAATACGGAAGCGATGGTTTTATCGACACTTATTCTATAGACCCTGAAACTTATCAAGTTACTGAACTAGACAGTATAGAGCATGACTATAGTTTAGGAAGAGTCAACTCGTTAGCAAAAATAGATGATACTCATTTTTTATTATCATACGCTGGTGGAGAAGGACATTTAAAAGTTTTTTCTATTGACGAATCATATAATATTACTGAAGGAGATGTTATATCAACAGATTACGGGGCTTCTTCTGGAAGTTTGATTAGATTAACTTCAAGTAAATTTATCCAAGCGGTTGATGGTAGCAATGATAAAGGGATGGTTCTTAGTATAAATATCAATGAGTCTTATGAAATATCGATAATTGATACGCTTGAGCAGAGTGCTGGAAACTCTAATTACTATAATTGTCTTGATAAAATAGATGATACCCATTTTTTATTGGCAACCATGTCTGAGTTTTATGACGATAGATTTATTTTTCCAGCTTTTTTTAAAACTTTTTCTGTAGATGCTTCTTACGATAATATTACAGAAACAGACAGTTTTCAAACTTTAAGTGAAACATCTGGTCTTTATTATTTTGATGTAGTTAGTATGGATTCTAACCATTTTTTAATTTCTTGTAAGGATAACACTAGCAGTGGCGAGCAAGTCGTCAAAATTATTGAATTAGCCGATGATTATTCAATTACTGTTCTTAAAACTCAAGTTGTTGACACTGAAGCTGCTTATTATTCTAAACTGATAAAAATAGATGAAACCCATTTCGCAATTTTCTATGCTGGAGCTGACTCTGATGGATATTATAAAGTTTATGAACTTTCTTAAAATTATGAACAAAACACTCTTGCATAAAGAAATCATCACAACCACGGCAGTTGATGGATAAATCTCAGTAAACACTGAAAGGATTGAAGGCATGTGTCGCCAAATCATAGTATCTCCCGCAACTGCCAGTACTTCTTACACAATTAAATTATTAGATAGCGATGATTTGGTAATTTTTGAAACCGATACTGAAACTGGGGATTATTGTGAGCTTACTGATTTACCCGTTAGAGGCGTGACCAATGTTCAAATTTTAAACATCACCAACTATAACAGGGGCTACAGCTAATGTAGCAATAGTTTATGAATAAAAATTAATTAATATTATGGCTTGTAAAAAAAAGAAAAAACGTAAGAAGAAATAATTAAATAATTTAAGAAAATGATTCTCAAATTCAAAAATCAAAGGGTTATTAATGACACAACCCCATTTTCACAGATAACAGATTTTGTTGAAGCTTCAGACACTACTATTACTGTCCTTTCTGATGAAGGTTTTTCTGGTGCTAACAACCATGTTCTTATTGGTGAGTTTGGGGATGAAAATTCTGAAATAGTATCTTTTACCAGTGCTACTGGGAATGTCTTAACTGTGGCGGCTGTTGCTAAAGACCACCCAGCAGGTACTCCCGTTAGACTAATAAAAGCTGACCAAGTGGAGTTCTTCCGTTCTTCTACGGTTGGCGGAACTTATTCTTCTTTATCTAAGGTTGACATAGACCCAGAATCTTTAGTAACAACTTATGAAGATACTACTAATTCCACTGGGTTCGGGAAAGCTAAGCTTTATAATTCTGATGCTACTGCTTATTATCAAGATTTTTGGGAAATAATCAAATATAGTGGGGATAATAGAAAAACTAGAGGTTTTGTTAAAAAAGTGGCTAAGGCTAGACAAAATGTTTATGATAACGACCCAGATATAACTGAAGACTTTTTAGATGACCTTGTGACAGAATGTGATGAAAGAATCAGGGAAGAGAAAATTAATTGGAAAGAAGAATTTAAAGAAGTCACTGTTGAAACAGCAGTCGGTCAGACTTCCTATGACGTTTCTTCTTATATTAAAGAACAGATGACTGCCAGCAACTTGCTTTATGCTAAGTGCGATGGAGAAAAGATAGCAATAACCACTTATGATATTTTTCTTTCAGAACTTGGGAATGCTGTCAAAACAGCGTTAGCTGATGATGTCGCTACTACAGACACTACTATTACGGTAGATGATTCTTCAGATTTGGCGGATGAAGGGTCTATTATAATTGGAACTGACACTATTTCTTATACTGACAATGACCGAGATACTAATATTTTATCTGGTGTTACTGGAATTGACTCTACTCACAGCACTGACGATGAGGTTTGGCAAGGAGCTTTAACTGGAACTCCTAATTTAGCGACTATTTATAACGGCTATCTTTATACCTATCCCTTAATTAATGAGTCCGATAAAGCTAAAACTATAACTGTTTTATATTCTGAGAAATATACTCACATTGACTCAGATTCTGATGAGTTGTCTTTCCCAACATTTTTGTATGTTGATTTCCTAAGAGCTGGGATTGCTGAAAGAAAAGGAGAAAAAGATGCTCAGTCTTTGGAGAGAAAATTTGAAGTTAGCTTAATCAAACATAAAAACAAAGATGTCTCCCCTGTGGAGACTGGGTTTAAGCCTAATATGGTTTATCCTAGCAGTCGCAGAGGGAGCTTAGAATAATGCTCAAGCAATTTATTTGGCAGGAAGTCCTGTCGGGGTTTAACGAAGAAGTCATCATAAGTAATAAGCCTACTGCTTTATATCAGGCGTTGAACGCTGATATGGAAAAACAACCTGGTTCTTTGAGAAAAAGAAAAGGTTACCAAATATTTGGTTCTCAAATCACTAGCAGTGAAGATATTCTTGGTTTGTTTGATTTTGTCCAAAGTGATGGCACTAGAGTCCCTTTAGCTGTTATTAATGATTCAATTGCTATCACCAACGCTTCTTATTCAGACCCTGACGTTACTTTAACAGTTGCTTCTGGTCATGGAATTGTCGCTGGAGATACCATAACAGTTTCTGGACTAGCTCCTACTGGCTATAACGGAACATTTGAAGTAGCTTCAGTAACCGCAACTGAAATTGTTTATTCTAAAACTGGCTTAGCCGCTTTGACCACGACGACTGGAACAGCTAACTCTTCAAAGATAATGTATTATGATTCTGGTTGGACTTTAGCTGATAAAGGTTATACTGAAGATAAAGAAGTTAGGTTTGCAACTTTTGTAGATTATTGCTTTATGACGAATGGAGAAGAATTAAAAACCTCAGCTGATGGTCAAACTTGGTCAACTACAAATCTTTTAAATACTATTGATATTTCAGCAGTAGCTTACTCAGACCCTACTGTTGTACTGACTGTCTCTTCTGGTCATGGTGTAGTGGTTGGTGATGAGATTGTTGTTTCTGGGCTAGCCCCAAGTGGTTATAACGGAACTTTCACTGTTACAGAAGTTAACACTACAGAAATACATTATTCTTCAGCTGGTTTAGGAGCTGTGACTGATGAAGAAGGTTCTTTAACAGTCCAATTCTCTTTGCCTGCTAATGATGTTTTAGAGTACGGAAATTATTTATTTTTAATAGGCATTGAAGGGTTTAGGTCTGACATTTTATGGAGCAATGTCCCAGCCAAAAATGATTCTGATGAATATGTTATTGATTGGAACAGGAACAATAACGTTTCTATTAGACTTGGTGATGGTGAAGAGTTGATAGCAGGACAAGAATATAGAGGAGCTTTGTATTTATTTAAAAATAGTTCTATTTCAAGAACTATAACTCCTGTCGCTTCAAATGGAGTTAAAAATTTATCAAGCAATATTGGGGCTAACAGTAAAGATTGTATTCAAGTTGTTTCAGGACAAATGGTTTTCTTTAATGATGGGAAAAGAAATTCCAAAAAAGGATTTTATTCTTTTAATTCTTTAGCAGATGCCGAACCTCAGATTATTTCAGAACCAGTCCAGCCTTATATAGATGGAATGACCGCTGGTCAAACCATAGTATCTGGAGTTATTAATGATTTATATGTAGCTTATGTTGGTTCAGTCACAAATCAAGAACATAATATTAATATTACTAATTGTTATCTTGTGTTTAATGCCAAGACTAATCGTTGGTTAGGGGCGTGGAGTTTCGACCACCCAGCTAAAAAAATGGCTTTATTAACTATAAGTAATGTAACTAAGCTTTATTTTGGTGATGATGACGGAACAGTTTGGAAAACTGATGAAGGGAATCGAGACGGCTATAAGGATGCTCAAACTCCAGGTTCTCAGATAGTTCTTGATGTAATAAGTCATCCTTATGACCTTACTAGAGGGGCTAAGGGTTACCGAGAAAGTTATATGAAAAGAAGTCTCCAACAACTTTATTTAGCTGGGGATAGGCTGGATAACTGCAAACTTAGGTATCGTTTTGATAAAAGATTATCAGAAAAAGGAGGTTGGGAAACAGTTGATGGAATGAAAAATCCAGTTCATAAAGCACCTTTTAAGAGAACTGAGGCTCATTTATTTCAATACCGAATAACTCATAATGGTGAGCAGGAAAATGAACCAATTATTAGAAAGTTAATAATAGAACATGAATAACAAGAAAGATTTTTTAGAACCAGTTAACCAGGACTATCTTGGGATACCCATCAGGGAAGAGCGTCCTATTATCGACCAAATTCTTAAACAGGAAATTTATAATCAAGAAACTGTTGAAGACCCCAACGGGACTTACCGACAAATTGAAGCAATAGTTGTTGAACCTTCAACGGCTTTAACTACTGGAGACAATAAGGTTACAGTTACAGTCCCTTTTGATGGTGAATTGGTAGCAACCCATGCTTTTGTAAGCACAGTTTCTTCTTCTGGAGTGGTGGAAGTTTCTTTGCAAAATAAAAACAATCAAGAAATTATTGTTGGTTGGATAAAAATTCCAGCAAACTATAATGGTTCTGAAAGTAGTACGACCACTCCATTAATAGACCCTCGTTATTCTTCTTTCAAAAGGTACGACCAAATTAAGATAAATATTGATTCTATCGGAACTGGCAGTAAAGGGTTAGTAGTTCAGTTATATTTTATAGTTAATAAATTTTATATAGAATAAATGGCAATGACAATAAGAGATTCTATCTCTGACGTATTATTAGATTATACAGCAGGAACTTCAACTGGGGGTGATGTTTTCGTAGATGGCGACTATGCCTATGTTGTTACAGGGGCTAATAACACATTAGTTATTTTAGATGTTTCTGATTCTGACAACATTTCGATAGTTGGTTCTTTAGATAGTGCTGACCTTGGAAGAGCTTACGCTATTTATGTTGAAGGCGATTATGCTTATATAGCCTCTGATTATACGATTGGTATTTATTTAAGGCTTGTCATAGCAGTGGTAGATATTTCTGATAAAGCTAATCCCACTTTTGTTAGAAGGTCGTCTTCTTCTGGTATAACAGGATTAGCTCCAGGCAAAATTTTTAAACAAGGAAATTTTTTAATAGTCGGTCATCCAGCTGGATACATGGTGGGTTTTGATATAAGTATCGAAGGGTATCCCTCTTATTCGTGGTCTTCAGAAGACGTTGGGTCATTACTTGGGGCTACTATCGATGAAGATGGATATGCTTACGGGATAGACACGACTTATTCATTGAAAACTTTTGACCTTCGAGGTTATAATTCAACTTTCTTTGAAAAAAGTGTGCAGTATGAAAACGTCTCTAGTAAAATAGTTTTTTATGGTTTTTATATGTATGTGGTTGGAGACCGATATTTAAAAGTTTATTCTATTTCAACTGGAGCTGAAGTTGGTTCGATAGATGATAATGCTTCTTTGGACGATGCCACTCATATTGAAATTAGCGGGTCTTACGCCTTTGTTTTTGCGAATAGAGAGCTTCATTCTATTAGTTTATCTGACCCAACTTCGCCTTCAATAGTAGATTCTGTTTCAGTTAATAGTTCATACGCAGATGTTTCTGAATTTGTTATTTATGGGAATTATGCCTATATAGGATGTTCGGGAATTAATATAATAGACATTTCAGACCCTACTAATATGTCAAAAACAGATGGTACAGGTAGTGGTGTAATTTTTACCAGGGGAGCTACTAATGGTTCTTATTATTATGGGATAACTTCATCAATTAATTATATCTATGCTTATGATGTTAGTGATAAAAATAATATTTCTTACGAATCAAATCTGTCTATAGCTTCTGGGACAAACTTGTCTTTTTTGGCTAGTTCTTCTTATTTAGTTTTAATAGGAAGTTCTAATATTTATGTTTATGATGTTAGCGACCCCTCTTCTATGTCGTTAGATTCTACGACTGCTGTTGGTTACACTGTTTATAGTGCCTATAAAGAAGGTAATTATGTTTATGCTACCACAAACGATGACAATTTCTTACGGATTGACGTTTCTAATTTAAGCAGTATAACTATTACTAAAATTTTTAGAATTAATTATGGAAAAATTTCTTTAAATTCGACTTATTTCGCTATTTTAGGAGGAAGCTCTTCTGACGGTAGAATTACTTTACTTAAAAGAACTTCTTTACCCGCTACCACCACAGGGGATGTTGTCGGAACTTACACTAGCTCAACTTATATACATGGAACAAGTGGGTTGAGATTTTTAATGCCTAATAATAACGGTTATATCTATCATCCACTAGCTCAAAGATTGTCAGCGTTGGATAATTCAACTCCTTCTTCTATAAGTCTCGCTGGCAGTTTGTTGGACACTACTGATTTTTCCAACCTTACTGATGTTTACGCAAACGATGATAATGACTATGTTTTAGTTTCAGATTCGGGTAATAATTCTTTACATGTTATAAACGCTTCTAATAAGGCTTCTATGACTATAGTTGATACTTTAACTGAAGCGACTAATTTAGCTAGTGTTTATAAAATGTATATAACAAATCAAAAGGCTTATTGTTTAATGGATTTAAGATTTACAGTCGTTGATGTTTCAGATTACACCCCTGCACCACCAACTCCCTCAACTACCTTTGTTCCTAAAGTTATGGTAATATAATAGTAATTAATAAAATAAAATGGCAAAACTATCAAGACGGGAAGCCTGGGCTGCTAGAACAGGCAGAAGCAAATATGAATATAAAGATTCCGCAGAAGGCAAAGCTGTTAGCAAAATCAAGGATTATTATGATAAACGCCTTGATTTTGAAGACCAAGCTGCTGACCTGAAGCAGGAACGACTTGAAAAAGACTTCAAGAGAATTATGAAGGAATTTGGCTATGCCGAAGAAGACCTTCTTGAGGATTACACCAAAAATATTAGGAGACTGGAAGAAAATAAAGAAACTGACATTGAAGAATTAAACTATTATTTAGATACAACTAGAACTAGAACTCAAGAAGACACTGATACTTCATTACAAAGAGAATTAAGAAATTTCCAACTTAATATGGAACGGACTCAGGAGAGTTTAGCTGCTAGGAATTTGGCTTTTTCTGGACTTAGTGGTGTTAGAGGCAAAGAAGAAGGTCTAGTTGAAGAAGGTTATGAACAAAATGTTGAAGACATTACCAGAACTTCTCAACGCTCTTTTCAAGACTTGGATAGGTTGGAATATACTAAAAATATGGCTATTGAAACCCAATATGGTAGAGACATTGAAGATACCAAAGAAGCCAAAGAAAGAGGTTTAAGAGATATTAAGCTTGGCAAGAAAAAAGCTGAAACCCAGTATGATTTAGGAGCTAGAGAGCTTAATATAGCCGAAGAGCGAGAAGAATTTGAAACTGGTGCGGCTAGAGACACTGACCTTGCTTTAACGGCTGCTCAGTTCTCGCCTCAATATTTAAAAGAGCGATACGAATAATCAATAATATAAAAAAATGCCAAATCCATATACAGGAGAAAATTATTTTTACGAAAAAGACCAACCTACTTCACAGCGTGGGGCTGTTCCAGCACCTGAAGGACAAAGTGTGCCTTCTGCCGAGGATATGAATAAAACCATTGCCAAATACAGCAAAGGGAATCCAGAATATGAAGCGACTTTAAAAAAACATGTTGCCAATTATCTTGGTTATGAAAACTTTAAAAAGTCTGGTGGTGGAGTCCCTCCAACTTCCGAACCTTCTAAAGAAGCTCTCAAAAGAATGGGTGGCGGAGAAGCTACTAATTATTTGAGAGGAGATATTACTCCAGGTGGAGTTAGAAGTTTAGTAGGAGCTGGAATCGATTACCGAAACTTAGAACAATCTCTTAAAGAAAAAGAAGCTAAGGCTAGAGCGGCTGGAAGTGCTGATATGAGCGAGGTCTTTGCAAATTTGAGTGGGTTTGAAGAAAAAGATGCTTTGGATAAAGCTATTAAAGGATACCTTGGCAACCCAAGAGATGAAGATGGAACTTTTAAAAGCATTGAAGAATTAGAAAGAGAACTAGTTGGAGCTGTAACTGGCGGAGATGCTCAATGGACTGAAGAAGAAGCTAAGCAAAGAATAAACCAAAGAATTCCCGACGCTCTCAGAGAGGATTGGCAGGAAAATTATTACAAAAGTCTTGGTTACACTAATACTCAAGCTGAGGACTTAGTAAAATATGATAGATATGTCAAAGGAGAAATGTCAGAATCCGAAGCTGAATTATATAGAATAACTGACCCGACTTTTGCTGGAAAAGCTGAAGCCATGAAGTCTATGCCAGGTTTAACTAAAGAGATGAATCAACTGAAAACTGGAAGCCCAGATTCTTTAACTTTTATTGAATTGAGGCAGAAATATCCAAATGTTACTCCTGAGTTAGTTAAAGAAGATTATATGACAGCTGCCAAAGAAGATATACAAGCTATTCTTGCAGATAATCAGTTCAATTTAATCTCGACTGACCCTGAAACGGGAGAAGTTATTGTTCCACCCTTGCCATCATTTATGGGGAGCGAAGTGGTTAAAGATGTTAAAACCAGTCTGTCTTCTATGTACCAAGGGGCTTTAACAACTCCAGAAATAGATAATTTGCTGTATCAATATTATAGACAGCAAATTCAGCAAATTAATCAGTAAAGTAAAAAGATGGGTCTTTATCAATCTACATTAAAAAAACCTGAGATAAGAACTCAGAATAATATAGAACCTCCAGAAGCAGAAGAAAAAATGCCTGGTTTTGGTGACTTCCTAAAGTCTTCTATTTATAGAAGTGCAAGAGGATTAGTCGGTGGTTTAGAAAAAGCTGGGATGGGAATTGAAACAATAGGAGAACGTATGACAGCTGAAAATCCGCTTACTGCGTTTGATTCGACAGAAGCTTTTAAGAAGAAGTTTGAGACCGAGACTAAAGCCCCTGATGTTGTGAAAACAGAAGAAGATATTAAACGAGAAGAAGCTAGAAAAAAATTCTTTGAACCAGCTGATGAGCTAGTAAACAAAGGACTTAATATAGTTGGTGAAAAAGTTGTTAAACCTTATGGAAATTTGATTAAAGAAGGATACCAAGCTATTAATGAAAGTCTAGCAAAAGGTGAAGAAAGTTGGGTTCATAAATTCTATCGACAACCTACTACAGATGAAGAGGGAAAAATGAGATGGGGTTATGTTTTACGACCTGATGTTGCTTCCCAATATGTATTTGAAATGATAGGTCAAATGTCTCCTGCTCTAGGAGCAGCTTATATTACTGGTGGGACAACTCCAGTGGCTGTTTATATGGGGAGTGTTGAATTAGGAAGTTCTTACGACGATTTTAGCCAGAGTTTTGCAGCTCAAGAAGGTGTCCCTGTTGAAGAATTATCAGAAGAGAAGAAACAAAAAGCCTTTGAACAAGCGTTTCTTTACGCTGGTATTTCAGCTTACCTAGAAAAACTTCCTTTTGATGAAGTAATGAAAACAGGAATAAGACCTACTCGCTCTTTTGTTCAAAAAGCTTTGAAAGAAGCTCCTTTAGATATGTTAAAGCAAGCTGTGAAAGAAGGTGGGACAGAAGCTGCTCAACAATTTACTCAAAATGCTATTGCTAAATACGGCGGAGCAGACCCAGATAGAAATCTTATGAATGGCGTGGTAGAAAGTGCTTATGCAGGAGCTGTTACTGGTTTGGCTTTTGGTGTGATTCCTTCTATCACTTCAGAAAGGGCGACACCTCAGCAACAGCAAGCTATTGATAACATCCAGCAAACCAAGCAACAATATGCACAAAATTTAAAAGATAAAAAGGCTGGAGATTTATTTAAAAAAGGCGAAAAAATAGCTGAAGTTCAAAGAACTCTAGCCCAGGATGATGCTGTTATGTTTCAAAAAATGGGCGAAACTGAAATTATGCAGGATGGAAGGCTTAAACCAGCAGTTGTTAAATATCGGTTAAATGATGTTTCTCAAAAACTTGAGAATATAGCTGGGGAAAAAGGCAAACAAATCGCCAAGTATGTTGAATCTATGGTTAAGCCTCAGGAGTTCAACAGTTATAATGAATTTACTGCTGCGGTGGAGAAATCTTTAATAGAAGCCTTGCCTCCAATGGAAGCTAAAAATTTTTATGAAACTCTTCAGAAAGAAATGAAAGAGCCAACAACTTTGGAAACCAAAACACCAGCTGAAACTACTAATATTTCTGTCGAGCAAGCTAAAATAGAAGGCGACCCTGTTCATAACATGATTATTGATAATATTTCTAGGAATGGAGAAATTAATTTAAAACAAACAACAGCACCAATATCTAGAATTAATTATGACACTGGTTTCCAAGACGCTGATTTTGGGACTGACCCACAATCCACAAATGCTTTAGCTCAAGTTAAAGCTGGAGAAATCAAGCCCATAGTAGTTAAATTAGTGGACAGTCAATTACAAGTTCAAGATGGCAACCACACTTTATGGGCTTTAAAACAGTTAGGTAAAGATGTCGCTGAAGTTATTGTTGCAGAACCAGATTTTAATGAGGCAGCCCCACTATTTACTCAAAGAGAGACCGTTGAAGTAGTCCCTGGAAGAGAGCAGGTTGCTTCTCCCCAAGTCGAGCAAAGAGTTAAGGGACTAGCGACTGAATTACAACAAGAAGGAGAAACTCTCCAACAAACTGAAGCTCAAATAACAAGAGGAGAGACTCCCACTGTCGCTCAAGGTGTAGCAACAGCTCAAAACATCATTCCAAGAGAAGGAATGCGGTATGTTTATAAAGAAGCCCAAAGACAAGGTGTAGCCGATACTTTAGGAAAAGGAATGAGTAAAGCTCTAAGTGAAAGTGAAATAGCTAGTTTAAAACCAGCACAACAGGCTGTTTTAAGAATGGGGTTAGAGAGCGTTGCCGCCAACGAAGGGATGGCAGAAGGAGCTATTATCCAAAATATTCAGAATTTAGGGGGTTTAGTGCCTAAAGTTGCTGAACCTGCTCAAACTTTTGCTAGTCGAGAAGAAACTTCAGCGGAGGTAACGGCTGAAGCTAAGAAAGCTGAAATTCCTGAGATACCAACTAAAAAATTAAGTGAACTCGACCAGACTATTAGAACTGATGCTACTCCAGAAGCTCGAGAAGAAAGAGCTGTTTTAAGAAAAGAAATATCGTCAAAACTAAAAGAAGGAGCTACTACTTTTGTGAATGTTAAGGGTGGTAAAAATAAGGCAGATGCTTTCTCTTTATCAGTCAAGAAACTTTCTAACGGAAAGCATGGTTTTGCTATTACAATGAATACTCCTGGAAATAGTCGAGCAATAAATTATGTAGGTAAATTTTCTACTGCTGATAAAGCCAAAAGAATGGGAGTTCAAAGAGCAATTAGAATGGTTGAAGCCGCTAGACAAGCTGGAGTTCCAGTTGCTGGATTGAATAAAATAAAAACAGCTTTGATGCAGGCTAACAAAAAGCTTGGTAAAAGAGCCTTGCCTACTGAAAAAATTCAAAAGGTTGTAAAAGAAACTAGAAGCCAAGTAGCCGAAAGAGAAAAAGAAGCTGCCAGAAAATTAGCTGAAAGAGATAGAGCTGAAAGAAAACCTGGTAAAAAAGAAATAAATAAATATGAAGAACATATTGATAAATTTGAACACATGGAGCTTCCAGAGATGGTTAATATAGTCAAAGAACTAACTGGCAAAGCTCCTTTCTTGAAAAAATTTAGAGAAAGACAGGCTGGTGTAGTTGGAGGAATGTTTATGCCAGCTTCTGCCAGAATCGCTATCAACCCAACTATTGCTTCCAGCGAAAAAGCCGTTAGTCAAACCATGGCTCATGAAATAGGTCATTTAGTTGACTTCTTACCTGATAATACAATGAACCGAGGAACTCTATTGGGAAGAGTGCTTACTTTGCGGAATTTTATGAAAAAAAGTTTCGGAGATTTAACAGACCAAACTATGAGGGATGAACTTTGGGCTTTATCCCAAGAGTGGAGACCTGTTGGGCAAAATCCTTCTGATTCTTTCCTGAAATACAGAAAAAGTTCTCCAGAACTTTATGCGGATGCTATTAGCGTAATGCTTAACGACCCTGATTTACTTCAAAGAACAGCCCCTACTTTTTATAAGAATTTCTTTAAATACCTAGATAGAAAACCTAAAGTTAAACAAGCCTTCTTCGATACTTGGGAAATTATCAATAAAGGTGAGGAAGCCTTATTATCTAAACGGCAAGAAACTATTTATCAAATGTTTCAAAAAGGAGAAGAAGTTTTTAAAATTAAAAGAGAGGAAAAAGACGAAGCTAAATATAGTATGGCTTTTAAATTAAAAACTGAACTGATTGATAGGAATCAAATAATGATTAATAAGGTTAATAAAGCTAAAGCTGAAGGCAAAAATGTTTCTGATGAGACTAATCCTATTTATTTCTTGGAGGAATATAATTACATGGCTGGGAAAATTAAAGCCTTTGTTGAAACTGAAGTTCAGCCTATTTTAGCAACTCTTCAAGAAAATGGGCTAACTTGGGAAAATTTCGGTGAATTAATGCTTTTAGAAAGAGCTGCTAACGAGCGAGGTAAAATGGCTAACCCAGGCGGATTCAACAAAAGAACAGCTGAAAATCAAATTGAGTTCTTGAGAAACAACTTAGGAAATGAAAAATTTGAATTATTAAAATCTCAAGTAAAGAAATTCAGACAAAGCACTGATGTTGTATTAGTCGAAGCTGAAAAGTCTGGTCTATACACTCCTGAGATGATGGAGACAATCAAAGCTAATAAGAGTTATGCTACTTTCCAAGTAGTAGATTATTTGGAGGATTATGTCCCAGCTTCAATTAAAAAACAAGTTGGAACTTATGCTGATGTTGCTAATCCTGGAACTTCAACTGTGATGAAGATGATTAGTATTATCCGAGCAACTGAAACAAACAACGCCAAAAATTCAATGGTGAAATTCTTAAAAGAACATGAAGCTGATGAAATCCAAGAAGCAGATACTGTTTATGATGGTAAAATTCATAAAGCAGTTGAGCCTAAAGAAAAAGGGAAAGGTTTATTTACTGTTATGGAAGAAGGCAAGGTTGTTGGATATTATATGGATTCCTATATGGTGGATATTTTTGATAGAAATGCCACTCAAACTAACAGCCAGTTTTTTATTCCAGTTCTGAGAACTATCAACCAGAAATTAACTAGACCTCTATTAATTCAATATAACCCTGGCTTTATGGGGTTCAACTTGGCTAGGGATTTTTGGAGATTCTGGAAAAATTTACCAGACATGGGTTTTATCGAATCTTTTCAAAGATATAAGGGAGCGGTTAAACCTGCTATGGCTAGAGTTCTTGGTAAGTTTGACCCGCTTATTAATGAGATGGAACAAAATGGTGTTTTAAGCATCACTTACAATGAAATAGTTTCAGGTCAAGATACTTTGGATGCTCAAATTGATAGGGTTATTGAAAAATCTGGAGTAACCCAAATGACTCCTAAAAAAAGAAACAAAATGCTAGCTCCTTTTATGGAAATTTTGGACTTTATTGATAAAACTGGGCAAGTTGTAGAAACTTTACCGAAAGTAGCTGGTTATCAGTATTTAAAAGAATCTAATATTTTCTCCGAGAAAGAGATGCGGAGCTTCGTGAGGACTTCTATCGGGTCACCAGACTTCTTCAGAAGAGGTTCTGGGTATGGTTGGACTAATGAAGTGTTCTTGTTTTCTAACGCTATTAAGGAAGCAATCAGGGCTGATGTGAGTGTTATGAAAAATCCTACAACTAGGAACGGTTATTGGATGAAAACCGCTACTTCAACTTTTGCACCGAAGATTCTTATGTTGGCTGCCGCTGGCGGACTTCTAGGAGAACCTTTAAAAGAAATGTTTAAGAACATTTCAGAATATGACAAAACAAATTATATTTGTGTGCCTCTTGGTGTTGATAAAAATGGCAAAACTATGTATTTGAGAATCCCTCTTGATGAAACTGGTAGATTTTTAGGAGGAATGTTGTGGAAGACTATGACTTTTGGTAAAAGCGAAGAAAGTATTGGAGCTAGTGTAATGCAGTTATTATCTTATACAGGTGGTCAATTACCTAGTCTTTCTCCAGTTCTTGATACAGCAGTTGCTGCTAAACAATATGCTCAAGGGAAAAATCCTTATGACTTCTTTAGAGGACGAAGTATTATTCCTGATAGAGAATTTCAAGCTGGAGGTATGGATGCCTTTAAGCCATTCCTTTTGTGGTCTTTCCAAAATATGGGGGCGAATGTTCTCCTTAATTTTAACGTTCTTGAAAAAACTCCTGGAAGTAAGACCTTCGGAGAAAAAACCTTAGAACTTCCTGTTGTAAGTAATTTCTTTGGAAGATGGATGAGAATTTCTGATTACGGTCAAATCGAAGAAGCTAGAAGAATCAATTCTAAAACTCAAAAAGAAAATAGCCAAAGGTTAATTAAATGGGAAAAAGAAATTAACAAAGCTGTTAGAGAATATAAAGATGGTGATTCTGGACTAGGACGTAGGTCTCAGATAGAAAGGAAATTAATTAAAGAACTTTTAGGAGATAATCCTGACTCAAGACAAGCCAGTTATATTAAGAACAAATTCCAAAAGACTATTTCTAAGGGGTATAGCGACACTAAAACCAGAGCGGTTTTGTCAGCTTATACAAATGATGCTAAGATAAAGATACTAGAAAAATATAAAAAAGAGCTGTCAGCTGTTGAATTTAAAAATTTCTTGAATGATTTAAAAGAACAAGGGATTATAAGTAAAACTGTTTATAGTGAATTTTAATAAATAATTAAAATTATGGAGAAAATAAAAACCTTCTTTACGGAAGATAAAACCGGGATTCAAATTTATTCATTCCTAAAAACCTACATTGTAATTTTTATTGGAATTTATTATTATGGAATTAGTGAGGGAGGGAAAGAAATTTTTGATTTAGTTTTTATAACTGAGGTCGCATCTATTTCTTTCACTGCCGTTATCAGAAATATTTGGAAATTACTAACAGAGAACAATGCCAGATAATATCGACCAAAAAGAGCTTTATAACCTGCTTAGAGAAAGTGTTAAAGCTAATACGACTAATGCTGAGTCCACTAAGGCTATCGCTAAAGTTTCAGCAGAACTCAAAAATTCAATGTGTAAAATGAATGACGAATTTGTTTTACATAATCTTCGACAAGAAGATGTTGCTAAGGATATTTCTATTATTAGGAAACAATTACTGAAATGGGTACTGACTTCAGTGATTGTAATTTTCACGCTTCTTGGAGGGATAGTTATAACAAAAGCCTTAGGGTTGGATATTGTTAATTTAATAAAAAGTTAAAAAATTCGGAATGTTGTTAGAACCCGCTAATTTGGAAATCATAGCTATTGTTTTAATAGTTTTAGTCTGGATTGAATTATTAATAATAACTCTCAGTTATTATATAGCTTATAAAATAAAAAGAACATTTGGCGTATGGTCTTTTTTAATTTATTTTAGTGCTTCAACTTTAATTTACTTTCTATTTTTTTTCAGGATGCTGTCTCAATATTTAAGAGGGGAGGGCTTCTTTGAAAGTTGTGCTGTTTTTTTCATAATAATCAACATCTTCAGGTTTATTACAGCGGGAATTTTACTAGTTTCAATTTGGAAACAAAACGACAAATAAGTTGACAATGTTTTATCAATATGCTAAGCTAAGACTATGCCATATCGGTTTGAGTCTAATTAGTTTTCATTTTGTTTTCTTTTTATTTATTTTAAAACTCAAAACTGGTATGTTTATAAGAAGCGTGGGGGAGAGCCTTAAAGTTTTTATTTTTTGCTCCTCCCTCCTTCTGATAATTAATATCAAAACATGAAAAAAGTTAAAAAATCAAAAAAAAGACCTAAAGAAGGTCAATATTATAGTTTGAGACAAGCTGTAAAATATTCCAGTATGAAATCTAGGGAATTTTTTTCTATTTATGTAAATCAATATTTAGGGGCAGATTGGTCTGTTGGAAAAATTTGGGTTAAAAAATTTATTAATCCTAAAACTGGGAACACTTCTTATCGTTATATTATTTCTGGAGAATGGTTGAAAGAATTCAACAAAAGATACAACTCAGGGGAGTTAAGAATTTTCAATATAAGTGAAAAAACTAAACCTATTAAATACACTCTCGATGACATTAGAAGTTATTGTAGAAAAAGAAAAATTTATACAATTGAAAAATTTTTAGAAATTAAACAACATGAAGAAAACCAACAAAAAGAAAAAGGTGTCATCTCAGGCAAGCTCTAGTTTTTATTTATTAAATACCGAGTCTAGTCATTGGTATTTTATTAAGAACGAAGATTTCCCCAATGGAGTGGAAATGCCTTCAGCGACTAATATTCTGAATTTATTCCCTAATCCTAATTTGGATTATTGGAAAGAGAATACTAGCCCAGAAGAAATTAAACAAAAGCAAGAGGATGGGAAAATGTCTGGTTCTAAGGTTCATCACTGTTGTTTTTTGTTAGCTGTTGGTGAAGAAATAAACCCAAACATAGGGCTAACTAAAAACCAGATTAGAAAACTTCCACTAGAAACAAGTGAAGATAAAGCCAAAGATGATGAACTTCTTTTTTATTTGAGTTTACCTTTAAATAAAAGAGAATTTAGAGGAATTGAGGGGTTCGCTAATTTCTGGGAGGAATATAAGCCTATTTCTATTGGGAAAGAAATGAAGGTTTATCATAAACACCTAAGATATGCTGGGACTTTAGATTGGGTTGGTTATTTATGGAATAAAAAAACTAAAAAATATGAACTTTGGGTTATAGATTATAAAATTTCTAATAGCCACCAACGTTCTTATGAGTCTCAAGGGGTCGCTTATTTAAAAGCTCTTAATTCTATGTATAAAAAGCCAATTAGAGCTAGGGTAGGAATCTTATATCTAGGTAAAACTACCAAGAAAAGATTTCAATTAAAAGAAGTTACGGAAACTAAACGAGCCTGGGATGATTTTATTTTAGTCAAGAAGCTTTGGCATTCTATTAATCCAAATATTTCAGCTCCTTTAATAGAATTAAAAGACAATGTTTCAGTTGATGTTTCATATAAAAGGAAGGGTAGAATAATTAAATTATAATAAATAAGAAGAAAAAATGGATTCAAATTTAATGAGAGAGGCAGGTTTAGGAGGCGGAGGTTTTAACACTTATAGGAATGTTACTGTTGATAATGGCAGTGATATTTCTGGTAAGGATGCTACGGGAGACTTCGTTGAAGTTTCTTATAATGACAAAGACGAAAGAGAAATTAAATCTTTCGGTAAAGAATTAACAGGAGTAATTTTAAGTTCTAAGGCTCTTTTAACTTTTAGAGACAAAACTCAAACCAAAAAGAAAGTAGCTGAGTCAGATGAATTTAATCCGTTGATGACTAAGAAAAATGATGGGGCTAAGGCGTTAATCCCTATTTATCAACTAGATTTTAATGGTCAAAGAAAGAAAACTCCCGATGGTAAAATGGTAGTTAATTACGCTTTTTATGACGATTTAAAAACTGCCAAAGAAAAAGGAGTTAAGAATATGGATTATACTTACACTATTGTTGTTTATTTCTTAATAAAAGATAGCAGTGAGTTTGACGGAGAAATAATTAAGGTTAAATTTAAAGGAGCTAGTAGAGGAAACTTCTTTGATTTCCAAAAAAGAATCTGGAAAGAAGGAAGACTTTCAGCTCCTAAAGTAAAAACTAAGATTAACACTTATGTTGAAAAAGAATATGGTAAATATGCCATTTCCTTTTCTCCCGTTCTTCGTGAAGATGGTCAAATAGAACAAATTGAAGACGATGGAGCTATTGAAGAAAAAATTATTGGCTTAGTGACAGAGGCTCAAGATAGACGGTCTAATTTCTTGCCACCAAATGAGGAAAATTTAATGAAATTTATAAGTGAACCTCAACCAACTTCACAAGCTCAACAACAAAATATTCAACAAACCCCTTCTCAACCTCAAGAAGATTTACCTCCAGTTGACTCTTACAATATTGAGGAAGAACCTGATGATGAACTAGACCCTAAAAATATACCCTTTTAAAAGAAATTATGAAAAAAAAAGAAACAAGTAAACAACTCCAGGCTAAATTAGATTTTGCCGAACAGGTTAATGAATATTTCCCTTTCCTAAAAGGCAAATATAAAATATTAACTGGAATAACAGTTGACCCAAACGGGAACGAATCGGGAACTCTTGGAATTGAAATTTTTAGCGACAAAAAAGAAGCTCAAAACATTTCATTGGAGACTTTCTTCAGAGAAAGAATTAAAAAGGTTTTAACAGCTGAAGTTTTAAACCAAAATGAAAAATTAAGGTATGTTAATTCTAATATGGAGAAAACCATTGATAGATTAGAGAGACAGGTTAAAAAATTAAAGAAAAAGAAATGAAAAAGACTTTCAAGAGCGGTGATATTACTTTAAAAGTGAGAAACTATAAAACTGGAGTTGTTGAAGTTTCTAGGGGAAAGGAGCTTATTTTTGTAGGAGAAAATCCAACAATGCTTTTACATATCCATACAGTTTTGACTAAATTAGCGATGGAACTTAATAAAAACGAAGAAGAATTAAGAAAGTTAGATAAAAAAGAGAAAACTATTAAAAAATAAACGATGAAAAAAGATGAGGTGTTATTCACTTTAAGAAAGCCTGAGTCTGAGGCTATCTATGGTGAATTTAAAAAAAGGATGGATAAGAACTACTGTCCGTTTTGTAATAGAGATTTAATGAGAAGGGAGTTTAAATACTGGATAATTGTAGAAAATAGATTTCCTTATGATAAAGTTTTCAAAAGACATGATATTTTAGCTTGTAAACGACATATTAAAGAATGGACTGAAATGACTAAGGATGAATGGGCTGAGCTTAAAAGCATTGAATATCAAATAATGAATGGGGAGGTTGGAGATTATAATTTAGTCATAATCAATGTCCCTAAAGACCGTAGTATCCCGAGACATTTACATTTTCATTTAGCAACTTATAAAAATAGAAATTAACCCTTGAATAAACTTACGATGCTGGATTTGGTCAGTACTGAGCCTGCACTTAGAGGGTAGTAACAGTTTTTCTAGGGTTAGTTTTTATCTTTATAATAAATTATGTCAGATAACTTTGACAAAATTAAAAACGACCCAAAAAAAATTAAAGAATGGGCTAAAAAAGAAATAGATGAATACAAAAAACTTCTTAAAACAATGGAAGGTAAAAGTCATTCATTAAAACCTAATAAAAAGGCAGTGATTGTCGATTTAGATGGGACTTTAGCTCACATGGTTAATAGAGAACCTTTTGACTGGGATTTAGTTGAAAATGATGAAGTTGATAAAACTATTAAAGAGCTGGTTGATTTTTTAGCAACTAAATACATAATCCTAATAGTTTCTGGCAGGGATGAGTGTTGTCGAATGGAAACTATGTATTGGATTCACAAAAATAAAATCCCCTGTAACGAACTTTATATGAGAGAACATAAAGATAAACGAAAAGATTTTATTGTTAAAAAAGACCTTTACGAAAGTAACATTAAGGATAATCATAATGTTTTATTTGTTTTAGATGATAGAGACCAGTCCGTTAAAGGTTGGAGAGATTTAGGACTTAAATGTTTACAAGTTCAGGAGGGTAATTATTAATATAAAAAATGATTAAACAAGCAACTGAATTTGAAATAATAATAGAATATAACACCGAAATGGGTGATAAAATGTCAAAGTTTATAGCTGGAGCTGACCTTGGTATTGAAGAAATTCGACCAGACCCGATAATTATCACCTGCTCAACTACCACTAAGGTTGATAAAAAATATAAAGATGATTTAATTAAGAGATTTAAAGAGGCTAAATTTAATGGAGTAATTATTAAAGATGTTACCGTTAGTGTTAAAAAAACTTTTAAAACGTTAAAGTAAAATTATGAAAATCGAAGTAACTGATGTAGAAGAAAAACCTAGTGTAATACTAGATGATGAAGGATTCAACGCTCCTGGATTTTTAACTGTTAATGGAGAAGATGTTCATATAAACGAACTCTATCCAGCCGTGAAGGCTTTTAGAGATAAATATTTTGAGGGACTTAAGAGGGAGAATTTAATGGAATAAATTTATGGAAAAAAATTTAAAATGCGAAAGTTGCGGGAAAGCAGATAAAACTGTTTCAAAAAGAAAAGTTAGAGAGGATGGCGTTGTTGGTTATTACGAGGTAGAAGTTTGTTGGTGTAATGAGTGTGTTAGAAATCATTACAGATTTTTATTAGAAAACTGGGGTTAAAAATTAATGAAATAATCTAAAACTATGAATCAAATCGCTTTATATTTTAAAATTCTAGTAGTGTTGACTTGGTTTTTGGGGTTCTTTGCTCCATTAAATGTTAAAATTATTCTTTGGGCTATCCCTGCTGGTTGGGCTGCTGGAACTGTTATAGCTGAATTAATTTTTTATCTAAAAAAATGAAAAAAGAAGTTAAATTTTGCGAAATAGAAAAATTCGAATATAAAAATGGAGTTTTTGAGGCAGGTTTATTAAAAAATAGCCCTCATAAATGCGATAAAATATACCTAAGGATTAACGATTGGTTTTTTCACTTAAGAGATGATGAAGTTTTTGCAATAATTAATGGACTATCAAAAGCTCTTTGGTCTGAATTTATTTTAAAAAAAGAAAAAGGAAAGGTAAAATGGAAAACTTTAGATGAATTAACTAAGTAATCTAAAAAAATGAACCAAGAAGAATACGAAGATAAGATTATTGATTTAGAAGTTGAAATTGATGACCTAGAGAAAAAAATAAAAGAACTAGAAGAAAAATTAGAAGAAGTCACTGAAGATAGAGATAGATATTACGACACTTTAGATGATATTGAACGGAAAATTAAAAGTTCTTATTAAAACCCTTGACAATATTTTCAGAATTATTTAAACTACAACTGTATTCATTTTATTTTTCTTCGAAATTTTAAATTCTTGTTTCTCGGGCTGAAAAAGAGCATTGTACTGCTAATTCTCAGCCCGAGGTTAGTGGTACAATGTTCTTTTTTTATGGAGTTTTGAGTTGATTTGGCTAAGTGTTTCTTCATTGTCACCCCTAGCCAAATCTATTTAGAACTTTAAATCTGACGAATAGTAATTGTAAGAAGAAAGTCTTTTGGTTTCACCCCTTTCTACTTTTTTCTTACAATTGCTCTTTGTCCTAGTAAGATGGCTCTGTACCAATTGGGCTTTTACAACAAAGAGTTTTGACACGATACGACCGACCGACGGAAGCAAACTTTTATTATTTACATTTTTTACTTAGCGTTGAGCTAAGACCACTGGCTGAAGCAGTGATATACTTCGGCGGGGCTGGAAAGGTGTGAAGGATGAAAGGGGAACAACTTCTTGAGGGAGGGAGAGGAGAAGAAAAACATAAAAAAGGAGTAAGGGTTTATGTAGGGGCTAACGCCCTGCAAAATAAAAATTAATTAATACAAAAAAATGACCCAAAAACCTCGAGAAAGTTATAAAACTAGGTATATAAGAATGAGTGATATAACTTGGGCTAGGTTGAAGAAATTAAAAAAAAAGAGTGGAAAAACTTGGAATTTATTTATACTAGAAGATTTAATATTAAGAAATGGAAAGACTAAAAAAAGAGATAAATCAATTACAGAAAAGAAATAAGGAATATTTAGATAAATTAAGAAAAAAAGCGACTAAAGCTGAAGTTGAGTTTAAAAAAATACTAGATGAGTTAAATGTTTACTATATTTTTCAGAAAGGATTTTTTGGGGATAGGTATCACTGTATAGTAGATTTTTATTTACCTAAACCTAAAAAGCTTTGTATCGAGATTGACGGGGAATATCATTTAAAAAAAGACCAAATTATTAAAGATGAGAGAAAGAGGAAATTTTTAGTTGGGGTTAGAGGTTTTAAATTATTAAGATTTAAAAATAAAGAAGTTTTAAATAACAGAAAAAAAGTCAAAACTTATATTAAGAATTTATTAAATAACAATGAAAATTAATGTTTACACCGATGGAGCGACAGTAGGTCATAATGGAAAACTAGGAACAGTCAAAGAAGTCGGTTTAGGAGTTTATATAGAGATTAGAGATTTAGAGGTAACAGAAGATTTTGGACATTTAACGACTTATTTAAAAGGAAATTTGGATTTTTCAGTAAGTGAAAAAAAGAAAGGAATTTCAAATAACGAAGCTGAATTTAAGGCTATAATTCTAGGGATAAGAACAGTTCTTCATTTTTTACAATCAATGCAATTAAAAACAGAAACCGCTATTATTAAATTCCACTCTGATTCTCAAATTATAGTTAATAGAATGAATGGGAGTAGAGCTAAAGGTCGATACGCTAATAAAAGAATGGATAATTTCCAAGACCAAGCTCTTAAACTTGTTGGGGAACATTTTACTAAAGAGCTGGTGAGTTTTAATTGGATTCCACGGGAAAAAAATGAGAAAGCTGATGAGCTTTCTAAAAAGGCTTGTGAATTAACTTTAGAATAATGGCTAATAGTGTTTTAAAAATAAAACCTAGTGATGATATTTGGAATGATGATTTTTTATCTCAACACATAGGGAAACGTGTTGTTCTTCGTTGTAGGGATGGAGAGATAATTGATGATTATTTACATGAGAACGGGGCTGGTAGTCTAATAGTCGGAGATTGGTGTGTAGGTCAAGGTGGAGACCCTTTTTCTTTTTTTGAATATTTAGAAATTGACGGAGATAGTTTCACTATGAGTTATACGTCAACTGAGACATGTCTTAAAGAAAGTGATTTAGCAACAGCAAGAGCAATGTTAGAGGGAAATAATTTACATAATAATTTAAAAATGGTAGATGAAGTAGTAGAACTACCTAGTGAAATAGAAGGAATTGATAAATCTTTAAGAGAAAGATATTTAATGATAGGTAATGAAATTTACAAACAATCCAAAAAAGAAGATGGTGGTTATTGTATAAAACAAATTATTGCCGATGAAGCTGCTGAGTATTTTAAAACTCAGTCAGATTTAAATAATTTAAGTATTAAAGAAAAAATTATGAATGTAATTAAAAATGCGTTTAAATCAAAGGAGGACAGGGCTTTAGAGTATTATAATTTTGGTAGAGTTGATAATTTAAACGATATTGGTTTGGAAGAATTTCTATCATTTTTATGGGAAACTGCTGATAAAGATACTAAAAAAGCGTTTTTGAAGTTAATTGTTGATAGATATAAAGAAGACAATAGATGCAAATAAAGAAATTCAGGACAAAATATCATAAATATCTATTTCAATTTGATTATAGCCCTTTTATAGTTGAAAAGGTTAAAGAAATTCAAGCTTCGCTTCCAGGGACTTGGAAGGATTTAAATTTTAACAAAGATGAGGAGCAGGTTAATACTGGTTGGGTATTTTCCTCCCTGGAAGCATACGATTTGATTTGTGAGGAGTTTGAACCCATAGTTGATACAACAGTCGAAGAAGAACTCGAAACGCTTAGAGAGGAAACTGAGGAGCAATTTAAGCGGGAAGAAAAAATAGCTGAGGTGAAAAACAAGAAATTGAAAACTGATTTGAAAATTCCAACCAAAATACCGCTATTTCCGTTCCAAGTTGAGGCGGTTGATTTCGTTGAGAAAGTCGGGGGAAGGGCTTTAATAGCGGATGACATGGGAATGGGAAAAACAATTGAGGCGATTGGTTATGGGGTTTACAAGAGGTGTAATAGGGTTTTAGTGATTTGCCCTGCTTCTGTTAAAGGAAACTGGAGAAACGAAATAGAGAAATTCGGTGGGATAAAAGCTAACGTGCTGACTGAAACTGAAAATCGAGGCGGTTGGGAGATTATAGGCTACTCAAATTTGGATAAGTATTGGGACTATATTCGGAAAGAAGATTATCAATTAATTGTTGTGGATGAGTGCCATTATATTAAATCTAGGAAGGCTAAAAGAACTAAAAAAGTCTTGAGGTTATTAAAAGGAGCTGAAGACACTATATTTTTAACAGGGACTCCAATTCTTAATAGACCAGCTGAAATTTATAACATTTTCAATTTTATAACTCCGATGGAATTTTGGACTCCTAATGGATTCGGAGCAAGATATTGTGGGCTTACTCAAACACCTTACGGATATTGGGATTTTTCAGGCTCTTCTAATTTAGATGAATTAAAAGAGAGAATGAGTTGGATGATTAGAAGAAATAAAAAAGAAGTCCTAGAGCAGTTGCCAGATAAAACTATCAATGTTGTTGAGACTAAAATGAAGGACTGGTCAGAATATAAACAGATTCTGAAAGATTTCAAGGGTTGGATTAAAGAAAACGATTTAAATAAGAACGCTATTTACGCTGAAGCTCTTACTAAAGTTAGTTACCTTAAACAGGTTGTTGTTAAAAACAAGGAGATTAAAGGAGAGTTAGACAACTTGCTGGAAGCTGGGAGGAAGGTTATAGTTTTTAGTCAGTATAAGACAGTGATTAATGAATTGAGCAGGGATTATTTTAGTAAAAGTGTTATACTTACAGGAGACACTCCAGAATCAGAAAGACAAAAAAATGTTGATAGATTTCAATCTGATGATTCTTGTAAAGTATTTTTCTCAACAATTAAAGCAGGGGGCGTTGGGATTACTTTAACTGAAGCTGATGTAGTTTTATTTACTGATTTATCTTGGACTCCAGCTGACCACGAGCAAGCGGAAGATAGAGCTTACAGAATTGGTCAAAAGAACAATGTTAATGTTTATTATTTAATAACTCCGAAAACCATTGAAGAGAAAATTTGGAAAATGTTGAAACGGAAGGAAACTATGATTAAGAAAATTATGGAGGGTGAAAAAGCTAGAAAAGTCCATATTAAGACATTAATAAAGAATTTATGAGAGAAAAAGACCTAAAACTCTATGATATTCCAGAAAAGAGTAAAATATATGAGAAGGTTCTTGATGGGAGTAGTTATTTCATTTTTGACCATTTAGATGGGATGTATAGTTATTGTATATCTGAAAAAGGGGCGGTGATTCATTTAAGTGCTTCTGCACCATTGAGAAAATATAAAGATGGTTTCAAATTTAGAGAAAAATAATGAAAGTTTGTTCAAAGTGTAAAAAAACAAAGTTTTTAAGTGATTTTTATAACGACTCAAGATATAAAGATGGAAAAACCTGTTATTGTAAAGAGTGTCAGAATAAGTCAGCCAAAAAATCCTTGAATAAAATAGACCCAAGAGAAGAATTAATTAAAGAGGGCGAAGAAAATATAAGGAAGATTATTCAAAGATATGGTCATTAATTTTAAATAAAATTTATGTATGAACCAAAAATTAAGATTATTTCAACTAAAGATTGCAAAACAGTAGAGGATATTGAGAATTTATTCAATAGAGAGTTGGAGAATTTGTCGGGTAGCTTAGATGGAAATTTTAAATATTATTATCAGATTCAAGATATTAAGAAAATGTCGATTGGAGGGGAAGAGGTATTTTTAATAATTTATGAAAAATAATGTCAAAAGTTAAAGTAAAACAAGAAATCTCTCTTGAAGACTTAGAGCGGTCTGTAAACGCTTTGGAACATTTTATAGAAGAGACTACATCTTCTCTTGATAATGCAGTTGATAGGTTAGATAATGTTAAAAAGATGACTATGTTGTTAATAAAACAACGGGATGATTTAGAATTAAAAGAAAAAAATGGACAAGATAATTAATGTTATAATTGGGATTTTAGGTTTTGTTAGTATAGTTGCGGTTATGATTTTTGCGTATTGGGTGTTTTGGTTGATGTTTAAGATTGTTACTGAGGTTGACACACCTAAAGAACAGCCCAAAGAGCAAAAAGTTTTTGTTTCAGAAAGACTTGAAGAATGTGAAAATAAAGGCGGGAGGTATAGTTTATTTTATGTTGATGGGGAATATTTAGAAAGTTGTAAAACTGAAGAAGTTAGATTTGATGACTTTTAAAAATTAAAATAAAACTATGGGCTATGGCGGTCAACAAAATCAAGATTTCCTTTATATGCTTCATCAATGCAAACATTGTGGTGATTGGTTAAATGACAAAGGATTTGTTAATTTAACAAGAAATCCTAAAATCAAAACTAAGAGAGGGGTTTATTGTAATAATTGTCGAACAGCCCTTATGAGAGCTAAGATGGATAAAGAAAATAAGAATTTATTTAAAAAGTAATGAGAGAAGGTATTAAGAGATTTAAAAAAAGACCAATGGAAGTTGAGGCTATTCAATGGGATGGTCTTATAGAACCAACTTTAGCCGAGATAGCTTTGTGGTGTGATGAATCTTGGGCAGATGAAAGTATGCTTGGGGATGACTGTAGTTTGATTATTCCTAATCTCCAACAACGACTGGAATTTTTTAATAGAAATTTTGCTGATGTTGCCAGCTTGGATTATACTTTTTAACTTTAACGATATAAAATGAAAACAATAATTTTAGAGGGAAACAAAGTCCAAGTCTCAGACGAAAGCTTTGAGGCATTAAAAAAGAGTTTGATTAAAGAGGAGAGGTGGGTGCCAGAATATGAGGATGATTATTTTTATGTTGATAATATGGGAGATAAAGAACATTCTACTTGGCAAGTTTTTAGTTCTGATTACTTCCGCCTTGGTCAAAACAACGTCTTTAAAACCGAAGAAGAAGCCGAAGCCCACGCCAAAAAACTCCACGCTATCTCTAAAATAACTAACTACTGCTGGGAGAATGGGTTGGCTAAGGAGTGGGTAGCCGGGGAAGAGAATTGGTATATTTTTTGGGATTCAAGGACAAAAGATTTTTATATTAGCTGGAATACAAAGGAAAAAGCGTTATTTATATTACCTTACCTAAAATCAAAAGAAGCCTGCATAGAAGTTATTGAAAAATTTGAAGATGAATTAAAGTTAATTTTTGAGGTATAATAAATAAAGAAAACAAGATGTTTTACAACAAATTAAAAAAAATTTTAGAGTATAAAGACCACGTGATGGTTAGAAGAGAGGATGGAAATTATTGTGTGTTTTCAAGTGTTAAAGATGAGGAAGGAAATTTTAGAGTTAGTAGTTGGTATTACAGGGAATGTGCTAAAAAGTATATAGCTGATTGTTATGGTGAGGGTAAGGAGTATATAAACAGACTCGCCAAAGAACAAAACTGGCAAATAGTAGAAATGTGGGACAACCCAAAAAAGCGGTTTCACCCTGGAGACAAAGTCAAAATAGCAGATAATGCGAAGGAGTTGTGTGAGGAGATTGGTTTGGATTGGGATAAAACTAAACAAGCAATAATTGGCATGGTTTGCGAGGTTGATGAAAACGACGGAGGTGATTATTGGGTTAAAGATGAAGAAGACAATTCTTGGCTTTTCCCCCACTCAGCTCTAGAACCTGTATTTGACGAAAAAGAAGATAAAATGCAAGAAGCTATGGAGTTACTTAAAAAGAATGGTTATAAAATAATAAAATAAATTTATGAAAATAATTAAATACAAGTTAATCCCTTTTTGGAAGGGAACGGAGGTAGCCCCAGATAATTATGTTTTGATAAAAAAAATAAAAATATTTGGTGTTGTGTTGTTTTATTTGTCTAAAATTAAAGAATAATAATGTTAAAAGAATTCACAATAAAAGTAAAAATGGAAAACAGATGGATTCCTCACTTCCTTGGAATGCTAAAGGCAATGCAGATACTCGGTGGAATAGGTTCAAGCAGATGGATAAAATTTTATGCAGATGGGGATGGAGATTTTCGACCAAAATTTGAAACAGATATAAAGATTGAACCAGTCGAGGTTAAAATTGGAAGTAAACAAGAAGGCTGGAATGGTGAGGTGAAAACCGAGTTTGATGCAGGTTAAATAAAAGTTTAAATAATTAAAGAATAAAGATGATTTGTAAAATATGCAACAAGGAAGTTCCGGGCGATGGGTATTGCGGGGAACACTCATCAGGCGGGTCTAATTATTCAGAAGAATTAGAAAAATGTTATGATATTATTGAAAACCTTAAAGTTACTGAAGCTTGGGAAAAGTTAACTGATTATTTTTTTGAAAAATACCATATGAATAAAGATGAAGTAACTGATTATTTTATAGATAATTTTATTAAAATTAACAAAATATGATTAATCTGACAAAAAGACAAAAAGAAATATATGATTTTTATTGGAATAAAGATAATTGGAAATTAGTTCCTCCGACATTTGTTGATGTGAAAAAGAAGTTTGGATTCAAAAGTAATCAGACAGTAGCTGGACATATA